CTACTGCGCGCCGGTTTCCCCGGCCCCGGCCACGTAGGGCTCAAAGCGCAGGGGATCGTACACGTCGGTCCGGAAATGGCCGTCCCGGAACCGGCCGATGCGCAGCGTTTCATGGGCCGCATCATCCGCCGCCGGCACTGCATGGGGATCAAGGACCACGCCAAAGGGTCCGTTGCCCGCCTCTTCGGTCCCGAGACGCTTGGGAACAACCAGTTGCCCGGGCTGGAAGGCGTTGGGCCTTGCGTAGTCCGCATAGGCCGCCAGCAGCCGCGCGGTTTCCTCTTCGGGCGAAAGCGCCGGCTTCGGGGTTTCCCGCCGGTCGGCCATGGCCTGTATGAGGCTCATGGGGATCGCCGCCAGCCCGAGGGACATGGGCCCCTGCCCTTCCCCGGCCTCGCCGGGCCTGCCGTCTTCCGCCTCCATCTGCCGGGCCTCATCCCGGCCGTCCGTTTCCTGGTCCGCCCCGCCGGCCATCCCGTCCACGTTGGTTTGCAGATCGTCCATTGCTGTCTCCTGTTGGTCAGTATGTGCAGCCACAATCGGCCTGACATCCTTCCCCATCATCGCCGGGCCGATGGTCCGGCCCGCACGCAGCCGCCGGCCATGCCAGCGCCGGCACAAGCGTCCAGCCCATCGCCCGCCTCCTTGATCTTGCAGCGCAGCAGCTCCCGGCAGTCGCCGGTTGCGGTTTCAAGCCGCTCCACCAGTTCGGCCAGCGGCTGCGGCTCCAGCACAAATCCGGGGCGCAGGCTGCGGCCAAAGCGGCGGTAATCCGCCAGCAGCCGGAACATCAGGTCGTAGACAATGGCCGCCGCCGCTTCCTCGCGTTCAATCATCGTCAGCATCGTGCCGCCTCCTGGCCCGTATGAGCCATTCGATTGCAAAACAGGCTGCCCCGGCCAGGAACCACGCGGCTATGCCCGCCACCGCCCAGACATTCATTCCCTGTCCCCTTCCGGCAGACTCCGTTCGATGCCATAGAGCCGCCTGGGTTCCGGTTCCTCCGGCAGGATCAGCCGGTCCTGTACGTGCCGCACCGCGCCAAGCGCCCCCTTCATGGCCCGATGGTTGATGCCCGAGAGGTCCGGGTGCTTCAGGCACAACTCCATCTTGGCTATGGCCACGGCCAACCGGCCGATCAGTTCAGGGTCCGCCGGCATAGGGTCACTCCGTAAACATGGCTGCCCGGTCCAGCAGCGTCCGGGCCGCCGGTTCCCGCTCCAGGGGGACCAGGCCATGGTCGAGCATGTCGCGCACGAGTCCCGCCAGCTCCCGGACCAGGGTCCGGCACCGCAGCGTTTGGGCTTCGGCCGCAGCCAGGTCTTTTTCTCTGATATCATTCATGCGATATTTATTTTTACTTCACCCTTCGCTATTGAGTTGTTGTGTCCCCAACCCAAACCGTAGGAGAAGCGACACCATGGATGACCAAATCAAAAAGGCCATGGAAACGAAGTGGACGCAGGCGAGCGGGTATAACGGCATCACAAAAGCCTTCGAGTTGACCCTGGCGTATGCCGGCACTCCCGGGGCTGTCGCCGAAGCCATTCCGCGACTCTTCATGGATCTTGCCGATATGTTCGTGCTCATGAAGGACCCCCGCAAATAGGCTACTTGTCGATGCGATCCCAGACGGCCCTGACAACCTGCTCCTCCGGGGTCCCGAGGCCCCGGAGGACATTCACAATATCCACCAGCTCCATGCCCAGGGGGGATTGAACCTGAAGCAGAAAAGGCTTCCCTTTCTGTCCGGACTTGGTGCTTTCGATCTTTGGCTTGTCAGACATGACGCCCTCCTTCGGTTTCAGGTTTTCAGTGCGATTCGCTGAACCGCCCCTCTTTGCCCTGCCCTTTCAGCAACGCCTCGCCCTCGGCCAAGAGCCGCTCGGCCAGCTCCCGCAGCTCCAGCCGCAGACACACGCCTTCCCGCAGCAGATAGCCCATGGCCCCCATGATCCGCCGCGTCTCATCCAGCTCGACCCGGTACAGCCGTCGCATTTCCAGGGACGTTTCCAGCTCCTTTCGCAGTTGCCCAAGAGCGCGCGCATACGCCTCCCGGTCCCTGGTCCATTCCCAGGAGCCAGCCAGCCACGTCCAAAGCCTGCGCCACCACGGCATCCCGGAGGGTTGTGCCGCTGCCGTGGCTGCATCCGCCTCGCCAGCTGGGGAGCGGTCAAATCGCACTTGCTTGGGCGCGTGGGGAAAGGAGCCGCGAGCCTCACGCGCTGCTGCAGCCAGCGTGGCCACGGCCAGAAGCGCTGCCTCGGAAACCTGCCGGCCCTGGGAGGGCGAAAGTGTGCCGCCCATGTCGCGCAACAGCTCCAGGGCGTTGCCGGCCTGGACCAGACCGCGTAGAAGCAGCCCCGTTGTCGCGCCGGCCGTCCCACTCCACTGCTGCGGCGGATCGTCGCGCAGGCACCGCTCGTACTGGGCCACCAGCCATTCGATGAGCAGCGGCGTGCCCAGGGCGTGGCAAAACCTGGGCACCAGCGGCAGCGGAATGAACTTGTCCGCCGACGCCTCGCCAAACCAGCAGCCCACGGTCTGGCGGTTGCGGTCCATGGCCGTGGCAATGGCGTCCAGGTCCAGGCCGGACATGCGGCGCATGACCTGGATCACCTGCAAACACGTCGCGTCTTCAAGGGCTTGGCCGGGGTTCATGAAAGATTCCTCCGGAAGTATTCGCGGTTTCCGCTTGCCAAGGCGGCTACGTTCGGCCCATGGGCCACGGTTCCGTGCCTATGCTGCCAACGCCCATTGGCCGGCCAGCCCGTGCGGCCGTCCTATGTCAGGGCGGTTTAGCTCTGGCGGAGGCGCGCCCGCCGCTTGGGACCGGGTTTCCCCGGTGCACGCGGTTCAGGCAGCAGCTCGGCCGGCACACCAAGCGCAATCAGCTTTTGGATATGGTCAGGCGTGGCCCGCCGGCCGGCGATGATGTTAGAAAGCGTGGTCTTGGACATGCCGGCGTCTGCGGCCAGATCCTTGAAGACAATGCGTCTTTCGACGAGCCAGGCGCGGCACCGATCTTGACGGGTGGGGGTAATTGTGTGAACAGGTTCACAGTATTTCATAGCGTAACCTCTTTTTGGGCCGCTGACAGGACGGGCAAGGTCCATGTTGGCGAAAACGTGTCCCGTTGTTTTGGGATTAGTGAAAACTCCGTACTTCTGTCAACAGGTTTGATGTAAAAAATGAATTCTTGCGACCACCCCTCCTTCGCCGAAAGGTTGCGCCAATTGATCCAGGAACTCCGGGTCAAAGATATTGAGTTCGCTCAACAGGGTGGAATCACGAAACAAACGTTGAGTACATATCTCAAGGGACGGAGCGAACCCTCCCGTGCAACCATGGCAAATTGGGTCAAAACTTTTAATGTGGATGGCACGTGGTTGTTGACAGGTGAAGGGAATATGTTTCGCGGAAAGACGTCTGGTGACCCGCTGCCTATCCCTGCTGAAGAAATTTCGCCGAACCTATCCCCTGGCCAACGAGAGATGCTGACCTACAAGCGGCTTCAAACCGAGCTGGGGACGTCGAAGGAGCGGATCGCCGACGGCATTGACGCCATCGTCATGGGCAAACGCCACGGCGCACGTAAACACTCAAAGGAGTCCGCATTCGGCGAGGACGTTGGCTTCAGTGAGAGGGATGGGGATGGAGTTGGGGATGAGGCGGGGGTTGGGGGATAGCAGACAATTTCCGAGGCAACCCCCAACGAGGGCCCCGCTTGCTCCAAACTCGAAGGCAAGACCATGACATTGAAAGGCGACGAATTGGGAGGCTTCCTCGGAGTGATGGTCATGAAGCTGAAAAAACAGCGGCCGTAGGGTTTGACTGGTCCTGTGATTCAGGGATGAACGCTGGCGTGGCCGCAAGCTAGTGGCGGCGGAACCACCCTACCCGCACGAGTTCCAAGCTGGCCAGGGGCAAACAGCGTATCGTCGAAGGCATTGAGGCCATCGTCATGGGTAAACGCCCAGGAGCACGTAAGCCCTTGAAGGTTTCAAATTATTTACGACCTGTAAGCCATATTTTTATCACAACCTTTTAACGACAATCAAAATTGACCAGCATAATAGAGGGTATATATGTTTAATCCACAAGCAATTTTCTTGGGACTTGTGTGCTCACTTGATGCGCCTGAATTTAAAAATTGTTCTCAGATTTCATTAGTCAAGGACAGCATAAATGCCCCCGGACGTATTGATAGAGCAGGGCCATTTGTTTGTGTTGGAATCCTGAAAAGCGATAGCCAATGGGCAGAAATAACTACGCAATGTGATAACTATAAGTTGCCAATTAAGACTGAGTGGAGGTCAGGATGTGGTGTAGGCTGTGACATATCCAAGATGAAAGCATGGATGACTAGACCACAGTGCATTCATGGTGCGGTATTTCAAGGACCTACTCAAGAATTTGCAAAACTTTCCCAAACTGAAGACCCCCACAATCTCAACATACACCGGATGATTACTTCAATAGGGATGGATGCCGTTCGTGTATTTTTAACAAATCGTGGAAACGCACTTTATTAGCATAAACATCAAATTCTGTGCAAAGTGCATGGATGTCAATTCCGAATCTTCACTGCTAAGAATGCATGATGCGATTATAAGTCTGAAAAAATATCTGAACATAATTCTTATTGCGGAGCACATAAACCAGTACGAAATCTGCGTGACAGCTAGATAAAACCAGGAGGATAGGGTGAAGGATCCGGAAAAGACAAACTACAGTATTTGAAAATGCATGACAAGTTGAAATTCACAATATCCTTACCAAGCAGTATACTTAAATTATGAATAGCGCACCAGGGATATCAATAGAAGCAGTCCTTTCTTCAGCACCGGAACAAGCGCTTCGGGGCTACATTGGTTCATCCACGATCAATATACTAAGGGCACTCAATCCCAAAGAACTATCCCGCAAAGACCTCATTAATCTTGCGGTGCATGCTGCAGATCCTTGGCAAGTTTTAAAAAACCAAAAATTTCGTGAACAAATAATACAGTTACTGCCGACATTGAAAGCGCAGGAATTAGCTAACAATATAGGGCTGCAAGCACAAGGCACGGCACTTTATGCACAACTAGTTAAAGCTTTTAATAGAAGAGACTTTGATACTCAGCTTTTTTTATTTTTTGGAGTAACAATCCCAGAACGATCTCCCTATTACCATGAAAAGTCAGAGAAAAAAATTCTTCCTCAATACAGTTTATTTCCTTACCAACAGCTTGTCGCAAAACGGGCACTCTTTGCCCTAGAGGAGCACCCCTACACTACAGTTGTTCACATGCCTACTGGTTCTGGAAAAACTAGAACGGCAATGCACATAATTTCAAATATATTAAACAAAAACCCTAATAAATTAGTAATTTGGTTAGCTCAAACATCTGAACTATTAGAACAAGCTGCCAGCGAGTTTGAGAGAGCGTGGTCTTCACTAGGCTCTTTCCCCACTACAGTCTACAGATACTGGGGTTCTTATAACCCAAATATTATGGATGCACGATCAGGCTTTTTGGTCGCTGGCCTTGGCAAATTAAATGCGCTTTACAAAAGGAACACTCATAATTTTTTATGCCTTGGAGACCGTGCAATCTTAACCGTTATTGACGAAGCACATCAGGCCATAGCTCCAACCTATAAATTGTTAATTGATTTGTTAAAATCAAAGAAGCCAACAAATGCTCTGTTAGGATTAACCGCCACACCAGGACGAACCTGGGCTGACATTAACGTAGATGCGACACTTTCTGCTTTTTTTGGCCATCACAAAGTAATGCTTGAAATCGAGGGTTATTCTAACCCGATCACCTATTTAATTGAAAATGGTTACTTAGCAAACCCAACATTTAAAACCCTCAACATAGAATCTGGAATCGAACTAACGACAAAGGATTTGCAAGAGCTAGCAGATATATATGAAATACCACCAGCAATTCTCGACCAAATTGCATGCTCAGACAAGCGCAACATTCGAATAATAACAACAATAGAAAACCTTAAAGACAAACACAAAAGAATAATTGTATTTGCAGCCACTGTAAATCATGCCTACTTAATATCGTCTATTCTTAACATACGAGGAACTAAATCATTCGTTGTGACAGGGGATACCGACCAGACAACACGTGAAATTATACTTCGAAAATTTAAAAGTGAAACTTCTGAACCTCTTATACTATGCAATTATGGAGTTTTAACAACTGGGTTTGACGCACCTAAAACAAATGCGGCTGTGATTGCACGACCAACAAAATCATTAGTTTTATATAGCCAGATGGTTGGCAGAGCCCTTCGTGGTGAAAAAGCTGGTGGCAACAAAAATGCAGAGATTATCACTGTCGTAGACCCTGAACTGCCAGGATTCGGAGATATCGCTGCAGCATTTACAAATTGGGAGGATGTCTGGACCAATGAAGACTGAAAACGATATTATACCTACTGAGTTGGCCATACGCGCTATGCGCGACAGTGGATACAAAAATACAGCTTACGCATTATCTGAACTAATAGACAACTCTGTACAGGCAAGTGCAAATCTTGTTGAAGTATTTTGTATCGAAGATACAATACAATTTGAGCAAAGGTCTGGAAGACGAATTACAAGTATAGCTGTCCTCGACAATGGAAGTGGAATGCCCCATGATATTTTACGACTCGCTCTGCAATTTGGAAATGGCACATACCTAAACAATCGATCAGGCATTGGCAGATTTGGAATGGGACTACCAAATGCATCAATTTCACAGGGAAAATGTGTCGAGGTCTGGAGTTGGCAAAGCGGCCCAGAGAACGCTTTGTATTCTTATCTTGACATAGATGAAATTGAGTCAGGTTCAATGCGACATGTGCCTGAACCGATTGCAAAGCCTGTACCAACAACGTGGAGGGAGATTGGCAAAGGATTTTGCACTCATGGAACATTAATAGTATGGAGCAAACTTGATTTTGAACGACTTACATGGAAAAGATCTAAAGCTACTCTAGAGCACACTGAAACACTTGTCGGACGTATTTATCGCAAATTTATAAATAATGGCGATTTGACAATTCGTTTGACAGCACTCACTAAGGATACCGAAATATTTTGTCATGACGTCAAGGCAAATGACCCTCTATATTTAATGAATTCAACTTCAACACCTGTTCCTTTCGATAGCATACCAATGTTTTATAAATATGGAGAAGAGGACCAAATTTATAATATTTGTCTAGGGGAGTCTACACACAGCGTTACGATTAGAGCCTCTGTTGCCAAGATTGAGACTTTGCCTGAAGATGGGATAGACAGAGGATCCAAACCTTATGGAAAACATGCCGCTAAAAACATTGGAATATCTATTGTCCGCGCGGATCGTGAACTTGAGCTAGATTCTTCATGGTCAAGCGGCTATGATCCAATCGATAGGTGGTGGGGCATAGAAGTCGATTTTCCACCAGAACTAGATGAAATATTTGGTGTCACAAACAACAAACAAACTGCGACACTACTCTCCAGTATGGTTAATTTTGATTGGACAATAGAAGCTGAACCTGGTGAAAGCTATCCTGACTTCAAAAAACGAATTGCTGAGGAAGGAGATCCACGAGCAATTTTAATTCATATTGTTGATTATATTCGCGACACTAAATCGAGTCTTGTCAAAATACTTAGAAGCCAGACCGCAGGGAGACGGTCAGGTGGAAAACGACATGAAGACACTTCGGTAGAAGACCGTGCCACAACAAAATTTAATGACCGTGCTAATGTAGGAAAATCTATTGATTCTGACAGTGAGATTTTCGATGACAAAGCGAAGCAAGAGCTTGTGAAAGATCTTGTTTCGAACAAAAGCTATCCAGAATCTGATGCTAAGGAAATCGCAGAAGCTGTACAACGACGACATAGGAAAGTCATTTTTGTTGAAGTGGACAATGACATGGACGCATTCTTCGGAGTAGAACAAAAACCAGGAGGTATAACAGAAATAGTTTTCAACAGAAACCATCCAGCGTTTAACTATTTAATCAAAACGCTTGACCACAAAACAGAGAATGCTACGGATCTTGAACTTATTGCACGAATTGAAAATGCCTCAGCGACCTTAAAAATGATTTTTGCTGCTTGGGCTCGACAGGAGATGGAAGACGTACCAAATCGTGAAAAATTACGACGTATGCGCCAAGATTGGGGCAGAATGGCTTACGACTTTCTTAACGACGAAGTTTTAGGTTAATATGATGTCGCTCGGTGACGAACTTATTATTGCGGCTAAGGCAGCTTCCAAAGAAGTGACGTTAATAGCACCGTTTATTAAAGAGGACGCCCTAGCCAAAATACTAGCAAGCATTCCGACTGGTACTTCCATTAAAGTAGTTGCGAGATGGATTCCAGCAGAAATTGCTGTTGGCGTTTGCGACATCGAAATTTTTGACCTTATAAGTTCACGACCAGGAGCAAATCTTTATTTGCATCCATTGCTACATGCAAAGATGTATCGCTTTGACAATGTGGTCTACTTCGGTTCAGCAAATCTTACACGAAAAGCACTAGGATGGACTGGCCTAGTCAACATAGAGCTACTGCACTCTCCAGTTGAAACGGCATCAAAATTAAGAGCGTTTGAAGATAGACTCCTCAGCGTTGCACATCTTGCAGACAGATCTTATCGTTCGTATATTCAAGCACAGGTTGATCAATTTAAAGAGCATCAATGCTCTGGTATTGATTATTTTGAAACGGAAATACGAGAAATCCCTTTACAGTGGCTGCCTACTTGCATCCAGCCCCATTTATTATGGTCGGTATACAAAGGGGATGTTGTTATGCAGAAAAGGATGGTTGAATCATCTTTCCAAGCTGCAAAATCTGACTTAGCCATGCTTGGAATTAAACCTGGTCTTTCTTTTCAACAATTTCGATCTTATGTATCTATTGTCTTGGGAGAGATATCTATTATTAAAAATATTGATGCAAGTTCACGCGACGGCTTAACAGATGATGACGCCATTAAAATAATTAACGACACCATCAACGACTCGGACTCCCCATACTCAGCAACTGACTTATGGGAAGTTTTTCAAGAGTGGCTTATATTTTTTTTCCCAAATAGATATAAACGTCAAGCATCTTCAGAAATTTTTACAATAGACAGGACTATCGCGTAAGAACTTTTTAAAATTTTACATTTGACGCATTGTCTATTTATGACAGAGGACACACCCCTTAGTCGTTCCATAAATATCGTCGTTATCAACAATGTCCAAACATTGCCTTAAAGGATTCTGCCTATGTGCTGCTTTTATTTTTTTCAATCTCTGTGCGTAGTCTTTTTGAATACTTTCTATTCTTTTAGGACAAGATAATTGTTCTAAGGATTCGCCCTGACTCCATGTAAACGGGGAACCATGCTCTATAGCTGTTTTTTCATATTTCATAGCTTCTTCAAATTTATCAGGGTGCTCATCAATAAGCCTTACCCATTCTATTTTTTGTTGAAAAAAACAAAAAGTACATCCTGACCTCGAGCGCCACCTATAGTATTTTGGCAACCCAAGTCCAGATGCATCTAGAATTTCCAATATACCGTTTTTATCGACCCCGTTTTCTCTAAAAGGAAGTCTTACTTTCAGACTAGGATGAGTCGAGCTGTAACCTTCTCGGTAGTTTTCATCAGCACGTATCGCTACAAAACTTTCAACTTTTTGATTTTCATTCAATGAAGGCTTTATCCATTGCTCAAACGGACGTAATTTTAATTGCCGTGTACACCAACGCGATTGGGCTGAAGGTAAAAAATTCTTGTATTGCTTAAGCCAAAAATCAAAGTCACGATCCGGGTTTAAATATTCTATTGGTTTTCCCAGAAAACCCTCAAGCTGAATGAGATATTTATAGACTTCCGGAAGCTCCTTCCCAGTATCAGTAAAGAAATAGTCAATGTCCAAATCGGGATGATTTTGTCGCATATACACAGCCAACGCTGCGCTATCCCGTCCTCCAGAAAGACCTAAGACATACCGAGTAGCTGTCATGACTGAGTCTCTTGCCTGTTGAACTGTTCCGCTATTATTTGTGTACTAGTCACCTCATCAAGATACCTGGCGCTAATCTCTGCCAGAGCCGCAAGAATGATATTTCGTTTGGATCGGTCCGCTGTCTTCAACGCCGTATCGACGTGACGAATGACCGTCTCGACATCTGCCCGATCCGTATCCGTAACTTCGAACTCGCCAGAGACTGGCGTCGGTCGACCACCAATCCCAACCACGACGGCCATGGCTTGACGCTTGTCAGGCCTTCCCTTAACCCGGGCAAACGCTTCTGCACGGATGAATTGCTGTGAAATAGCTGCTAGCTCTAAATTCGCTTGATCAAGGTCGGCATCAACCCAATTCTTTGGAGATTTACTCACGACAAGCGCGGCGATGCCGTCCATATCTGCTTCTGATCCAGAAAACTTCATAAGACGACTTATGAATGCATCCAGACGATAATCACCCGTTAGTTGATGAATATTCTTTGCCCGCCCTCTTAAATCTGCCAAAGCACGCGTCGATTCGTTTGGCACCTGAAGTTCCGCCATCATTACCGCGCGAAGACGATGCAGCATATCGCTATAAGCAATAGTCAATTCATCAATTCCGTCTTTTATTCTCAAAAGCACATCATCAATTGCAGTAGCATCAGACGCATCGTCAAGAAATACCCGAGGGATATCATCAAAAATGAACTTATTCGGATCGCGTGCTTGCTTAAACAAATTTCGAACCGTTGTTGCATTTTTTGACAACAAATGAGTCCGTTTAGCCCACTGTGGCAAACCATCATAAATTGAAACGAGACCTCGAGCGACGTCAATCGGTTCCATGCCTACAAGCTGTTCACCACCGCCTTGGCCCTGGACCACTTGGGCGAGCCCGGACAAGATATGCCGAGAGGTATCGGACAACTCCATCCACCGGATCTGAATGGAGCTCGGGTCAATAGCAAGATAATCCACGTCAAGGTCGGTGAAACGGGCTTGGAAAACTCCCTCTCGATAAAAAGCCAACTGGTTTTTATACCCAAGGATAAAGGCGACGCCGAGGATTGGCAGCATTCCCTCTTTGATCCCGAAGGGAGCGGCCCGCCAGCACGAGTACAGCTCCGACAAATTAATCGATCGATCAGAAATCGAAGACACAAGCTCGAATGCGGCCTTCCAAGCAGGGGCGAGATAGGATGGGTCATTGTCTGGCTCAGGAGCAGTAAAATGCCAGCCTTGCTCCGCATTCTCCCGGTACAATCGGGACTTCAACAGAATCGAATCAAAAAGACCGCCCTCCGCCGGATAGCCCTCGATACCCAGGCGAAGCTCACCTTCCCCTTGGACCATTCGCTTTAATAGAGCTTTCTGCGCTGCGACTGCATTCGACGAAGGCTTGACGCGATTTACGAGTTCATTTGGAAGACGCGGACTTTCCGAAAACATCTTATCGGCAAGAGTCGAAGCAAGAACATTGAGTCCCGCAAAGGAATGACGTTGCGGCTTTTCGTTAAGCTGAAACCAATCAGCTGTATCAAATATTTTTTGGAGATCTGTCTCTAAACGCGTTCGCAAATTTGCTATTCTTGCAAGCACCTCACGCCGTGCGACACTATCTCCAGCCAATTCAGGACGCTCTTCACGCACTCTGCTGATCGCTAAAAACTCCTTAGCAAGCTGAAGCACATGCCAGGCCTGTCCCGACAATCCTATTACTACACACCCTTTCGCAGTTGATACTGCTTCATGACAAACTGAATGCGCATAAGCCGCTGATTCATTGGCGGTTGGAATCGCGAGTAAAAACTTTCCGATTCCTCCCCCTGGAAAAGGAGCCGCTGAAGCTGTTGCAAGAGCATCGCTAAGAGGGATCAAGTCGGCATCGAACCATCGAAGCGCCCCTGTCTTATGATAGTGGCGTTTTGCCAAAATAGGCTGAAGGCCCGCAAGGGCTCGGAGTTCATGAAAATTGACATCAGGCAGATTCGCAAGCGCTTCAGTCAGGGCTCCTTCTATGTCAAAGTCACTTCCTGCATAAATGGCGTAAGAACCAAGATGTTTTCGAAAAATTATAAAAGACCAAGCGACTAAATTTTCTAGCGCTTGCGCAACTTTTTGCGGGGGTTCGTTTGCAAAAGCAGCTTCTACCAGCTCGGGAGTGGCTATCAATCCAGATCGTTCGCGAAATAAATCAATAAGCGAGATTGTTTTTAACAGCAAGACTTGCAGTGGCTCAGTCCCAATGGCCTCACACCGTTCGATAACTTCGACGGCCATTGACCACCTATGCCCATCTGGTGAGGCCAAGATAGCCGACTCAAGGTTGGATCGCAGATAATCCCAAAGACGATCAGGGGTGTAGAGATCCTCTTCCCTGGCACTGCGAAGAAAATCTTGAAAGCCATACGGTTCAGCCGAACTAAGAAATCCAAAGAGCGAACGCTGGTTCTGCCCGAAGCGACGCCGCGAGATCGGTCCGAGGAGACTGGACACGACTGGATGCAGCGGCCAGCATTTTTTGAGAAATTTTGAAAGATCAGCAGACGCTGAACGATTCGCTCTGATCACTTCAGCAACAGCATTTATACTCAAAATATCTGGGACATCACCCTGCACTTCAATCGCTCTCGAAAGAAGTTCAAGGTGTTCATCGCCACTGACATTGACAGCAAGGTCAACAAAACGCCCCTGAACTTTGGCCCATTCATCGCGCAGTTCTCGTGCGATCCGCTGTGCGTACTCATCAAACGCCTGATGCAGAATGCCAACGATGACGAGACGGCCATTGCTCCGGGATGCTGCTTCAGCAAGTTGCTGAAACAAATAAATATCTGTGCCACGTTGGGACGCTGATTCAAGAAATTTACCCATCTCATCAAGAATAACAACGAGACCATCCTGGCTTCTGGATTCAGCTTCAACCAAATCAGTGAGAAGCTGGACAATCTGGGTATCCGTCCAGGAAGATGTTTCCTCCGCCGGAATGAACCCTCTGGCGACCAAGGCTTCGCCGATCACTGCGGCAGGGTCTCCCCTGCGTCCAACCACGGGCAAAATTCGCCAGCCCTTCCCCCCCGGTGGTAACGCTTCCCACAAGGTCTGAGCGACCTTGCTTCCAACGATGTTCGCGGCTTCATCGCGCAGTTGCACATTCCCGTTCAACAAAGCGCCAAGTGCAACAACAAGGCTCGACTTCCCGCTGCCGTAAGGCCCAGTCCATGTGAATGCCGCCTGCCCAGTCTCTTGGACATGTCTTGCCATCGAAAGAATGACTTCCGCAGAGGACTGTGGGCACACAAACCCTTCGAGCGCGCGAGGATCACCGAGATCCGTGTCGATGCGGATCGAGCGTTGAAAACGACGCGCGACATGAACGTAATCAGAAAGTGCCATTATACAGCCTCCTTGAACTTTTGCGAATTATAAACCTTTCGCATTAGTTCAAACAAATCATCCTCACTCAACGGCACCTTCCGAAAAGCCTGCTTTAAACCTGCCGTCTCTGACCAAGAATAAACTCCTTTTGTAAGCTCATCCATAGCCAACAACCGATCCGAAAGATCTATCTCATCCAGCAAAAACACTCGCCCTGGCGATCCCGGTTCATGAGCAATTGTCTCAAAGGACAAAGTTTTCCTGTCACCATACTGATTCCAGAAACTATTTAATGCATAGATAAAAACTTCGTCTGGCAGAGAACGCTTCGATCCACGTATAAATTGAAAATTCCCTTTTAATCCACGAACAAGTCCAAGTTCTGCGAGTGAACTCTCAAGATTATCTTCTACACTTCCAACATCTCCAGTCGGTCTACTTTCGTATGTTCTAACAAAACATTCTACATCGCGCTGCACAGTTGTCCGTGAGACTCGTGACCAATTTCGTGTTTCTGCAAGCTTCATTAATCCGTCAACCAGAGCATCTCTTCGAAACGTAACACCACTAAAGTAATTAAATGCCCAATACCAAGTCGTCTTGAGGCTTTGAAACGAGCTTCCTGAACACAGATTCCAGTGCAATAGCCATAAGCTAGCAGGGTGCTCAAGATATTTATCTACACCTTTTTTCGATCTGAATAAAAATTTACCGAACTCAGTCACAACTAACTGCCCAGTTTTTTCTTTTTCCTTGATCACGTTACAGGCTGCCGCCCAATGCCGCATCGACTTAACCATATTCTTACCAACGCCAAAGCGAGCAATAGCTTCATCACTTAAAAAAATAGACTTATTGTCGGGATCATTGCGTGATGCAAACACCGCGTCATAGGCCTTTTTAAGCCACCCATAGCGCAGAGGAAAGGTTTCATGTCCAGAAAACAGGGGTCGATACTCAGCTTGATGGAGCAGTCCGCGTCTCATTTTTACCACCTGGAAGGTTTATCCAGGTCGACAATACCGAGGCTCGGAGGTATAGTCAACCGAACTGGCCCAATCCTCCAGGCGGGCCAACAGTCCTACGAGCAAAGACAATGCCCACCCAAAATTCAGTTCATATTTACTTGGATTATCAGGCCACAACCCCTGTCGACCCTCGCGTCGTAAACGAGATGGCACCTTATTGGTCTGATTTTTTTGGTAATCCGCACTCTTCAGACCATTCTTTCGGATGGCAAGCCCATGAAGCTGTTGAGTCGTCACGCGCTCAAATTGCCTCACTCATCGGGGCTGATCACGAGGAGATCATCTTCACGTCCGGAGCGACTGAATCAAACAACCTCGCCATCCTCGGAATCGCTAGGGCAATGCCCTCAACCCGACGGCGCATCATTATCAGCGCAATCGAGCATAAATGCGTCATTGCCGCTGCCCATGCTGCTATTCGCGAAGGTTTCGAAATAGTAATGGCACCGGTCGGCAGGGATGGAATCATTGACCTGCAAGCCCTTGAACACTTGATTGACGAAAGAACTGCTCTCGTTTCTGTTATGGCTGTGAACAATGAAATTGGGACCATTCAGCCAATTCGTGACATCTCAAAATTATGCAATAAACATGGCGTATTATTGCATTCAGACGCTGCCCAAGCGCTTTCTATTCAAGCGATAGACGTTGATGACAGTGGCGTAGACCTCATGAGCTTGTCAGCGCATAAAATTTACGGGCCTAAAGGCATTGGCGCTCTCTACATACGAAAAGACATCGCAATCAAGCCTGAACCGATAATTCACGGTGGTGGACAAGAATTAGGATTTCGGGCTGGTACAGTGCCAACCCCTCTTTGCGTTGGATTTGGAAAAGCTTGTTCCATACTTGAATCAGAAATTGACATCGAAGCATCTAAACTAAAGAAATTACAATTATATTTTACAGATGTTCTTCGTTCTCTTGACGTTCAATTTTCAATAAACGGATCGCTGACACATAGGCACCCAGGAAATTTAAATATATTATTCCACAAAATTGATGCAAGCTTATTATTAAACGCTATTCAGCCAACGATTGCAGCATCAACAGGTTCAGCTTGCAGTTCTTGGATTCCACATCCTTCACACGTACTCCGAGCTATCGGACTATCTGCAGAGGAATCTGAATCGTCTATCAGATTTAGCATTGGAAGATTTACAAATCATGACGACATAACATATGCATGCAAGAGATTGAACACTGAAATACAAAGGATTTCTGAAATTTTCTGACCACATCAGTCATAATATTTTACTGTATCGCGTCATGGAAAATACTCTATTGGTACTCCCATTGCTAACATTTCCCTCTGCCGCCTCTCCGGCAACGGCTCCGTACAACTCACCAGCCACTTCCCCGGTGCAGACTTATGCACCCCCATCTTCTGCGCCAGGGCAGCCAAAGTAAGCCCCTCCCCGCGCAGCCAGAGCTTTAGCCGTTGCTCCCGTGGCAATGCCGACCAGTCCGTTGGCAGGACCATGCCGCTTGGTCTGCTCATACCCACACGTATCTGCGGTCGAAGAATCTGATCCGACCGGCCGCCAGGAGTTGCTGCACCGTAAGGACCACATGCGCCCACACCCGACAGAGACAGGCCCGGACATCGATCACCCCTGATCGGACGGTGCGCCAGGCTGTTTTCGATGTCAGCATGCCATACCCTCCCGACGGGGCCTGAAGCAGGCGAATTCCCAAAAGGTGGCGTCCGCCCAGCACAGGCGTATCCCTTCAACGCCGGCATGATAGGTCGGCATCGGCTTGAAAAACCGGCATTCGGGACAAGGGGCAGCGCCGGCCAATGGTTTGGACCGGACAAAAGGCTGTGCAACCGCCGTTGCTTCCTCCGTGGCCACCGACTCTGCCGCCTCACGCTCTTCCGATTCCACCGGCTCTTCCTCTGGCAGCGGCGCGTCCTGCTTCAAGCCGACCACGCCCAGCAAACGATCCAAGGCCGCAACATCGGTACGCTGCAGTACAGCAAATCCCTTCTCCCGGACGAATCCTTCCACCAGTGAATCCACCCACAGGCAACGCAGGCCGCTCACACCCTGGAACTGCTCCTGGTGGAGCACCCGAAAGCCGAGCATGACCAGCCAGTCCGCCATCAGCAGAGACCGGCGTTTGCGCAGCTCCGGCATCACCCGCCGGTTATAGGCCGTCAGGATAAACTTGACCCCGAGCCTGCCCTCATCGATGTCGGGCCATAAGGTGGCCAGGGTCTCGGCCAGGGCCAGCTCGGCCGGGTCCGTCACATTCGCCGGCGGATCAAATTCATGCCACTGGGAGCAGGACAGACAGGCCTTTGGCCGCGTCGGCAGATTCGACAGCGAAGACGACACCGGCCGGGTCCGATTCGCCTTGCATTGCGTCGGGCTGAGCCGGGCCTTCAACCCCAGGCAATCAAACAGCACCACATGATCCATTCAGTCATCCTACGGCCAGATTGAAGGGCTTGATCGATTAAGCCGCGCGTCGCGGCACGCAACGATACCGGACCTAGCTTTTACGTCGCACCCTGGGGGACAAGGTCAAAGGCGAACCGACCGAATCCCCCGCCCCGAAACTGACCAAGCCCTTTAATCTGCCCATATTCCAGAATCTGCTCCACAACGCCCCATTGCACCTCGCCGTGCGGCAACAGCCCTATCCAGACGTCAAACGAAATCCCGGCGTTGATGATCTCGGAGGTGGCGATGCAGCTCATAGGCCCCTCCTTGGTGATCCGCCGCAGCGGCCTCCGGAATATCCCGTTCGGCTCCTTTTGCAGCGGAATGATCCGGGGACCGCAAAAGAGATAGCGAGTCAGTTTGTTGCGCAGAGCGGCAATGCCCTGCTTCGTGGTTTTGGTCCGTTTGACCATGGTTTCATGCTGCACAATATCCTTAAGTGTATTGCCGGCCTCCTTGAGGAACCCAAAGAACTGGTAATCCAGGATGGAGCACCAGCCATCCTGGTTGCGCAGAAACACGGTTGTGCGTTCATCCACGCCTTCCGGCAACATGGCAGCCTCTTCAGCCCCCTCCACGTCGGGTTCCGGAGCCCTGGCCGCCACCAGATCCTGGTACACCTGCCGCTGCGACGGCAACGAGCCCAATATCGGCTCAACCAGGGTGATTTTGTATGTCCGGTATTCAATCCGGTCCGATAACGACATATCGCCCCCCTACTCCCCGTTTGCCGCCAGAGCGCCCCAGACCCGTGCCGCCCGGTCCATTTCCCGCTTCTCCCGCTCCCGCAAAATCTCCATGCGCCGGGCCTTCACAACGTCATTCAGGCGCAGCCTGCGCAGTTCGGCCATGTCTGCATGGATCGACTGCACCCGGCCGACCAGGGCGCGCAGCCGCGGCAGCCGCATTTCGCTGCGCACAGCCATGGCACCTTTCATATCCCCGGCATCGCGCAAGGCGTCATAGCGCCCCTTGGCGTCCAGATAGGTGCGCCGCAGCTCGTAATAGGGGTGGGACAAGCCTTCGATGTCCCCGGCGTCCACAGCGTCAACGACTGGGGCGGCCACTGTTTGGCCGCCTAAGCGCGCCTGCTCCCGCTTGGTGGGCCGGGACAGCCGTTCGGTCTGGCGGAGCAAGGATTCCCTGGTAATGGGCGCAACCCGGCCGGCCAGCCCGGCTTCGGCCACGTCCTGGTTGTAGTCGGCCACGGCTTCGACCAGGGCCTGCCGTTCGCCGGCATCCCGGCCGCCATCCAGGGCAAAGGCCCGGAACCGGGCATAGAGCCTATCCCGGCGGTCGCCAAAGCGCCTTTCCTCGGTGATGGCCTCGCTGGTGCGGTCCCTGGCCCGGGCCTCGCGAAGCGGCCGGAACCCCAGCGCCTTGGCCACGGATTCGCCGGCCGTGGGCCGAAGCGGCTTCCCATCCTCGCCGATGACCGGATAGTTCTTGCCCGTGGTCACACCCTGGTTCGATTCGCGCACAGCCTGGAGGAACTTGGATACGCCTGACGGCAAGGCCTTTTCCGCCGCCCGCCCGGGCTGGCCGCCGGCCAGATAGCCCACGGCCGAAAGCACGTCCTTGGCCATGCCGCCCACGGGGCCAAGCACGTCGGTCCAGGTATCCGGCATGTCGATCATGGTCCCCAGGCTGCCGGACAGGTCCGCGCCGGTAGCCAGCCCCAGCAGGCCGAACCGGGCTAGGTCTTCGGCCCCGCCACCGAGGTTTTTGACCAGGAAATCGTACACCCACCTTTCCGGGTCATCGTCGCCGCCGCCGGCCGCAACCAGCGCCTTGGCCAGCGACGTCAGCACATGTCCGCCAAGCCCGCCCAGAACAGCCGGCGCAGCCAAAGCGAACGTGGCCGCCTGCCAATCCTTCCTGGCAAACAGCTCATGTACGAGTTGCAAATAGTTGTGGCCGTACTTTTTGTAGACGTACCACGCCTGCCCGACCCGCGCCCCGGCCCCGGTCCCCCAGGTCCAGGTGGGTTGGGTGGCCCGGTCGTAGACGCCGTGCGCCCGGTCCGACGCCTCCCTGGCCCGGGCCACGGCCGTGGCATGGCCGGCCCCGCCGGCCCCGCCGGCCCGGGCCAGCCGGTAGCCGGCCAACAGCGTCGCCCCCCGGTTTAGCTGTTCCGTGGCCCCGAAAAGGAGCATGGATTTGCCCATCAGCCAGGACCAGCCCCGGCCGGCCGTGTCGCGGTAGACGCTCAAGGCCTCCCGGGCAAACTGCGGATCATCCAGGGATTCCCGCCGGATTTCGTCCAGGAGCTGCTGTTCATCCGCCGTAAACCGGCCCCATTTGCCGGTCATGCGGCCCAGGTAATCGACCATGCTCCGGGCAATCTCGCGCCCGACCCGCGCCCAGCCGCCCTTGCCCTGCATGGCATAGGCATGGAGCGCCGCCGGCACCGACGTGGCCATGCTGCTCAGGTTGACGAGCGCACTCTTGGGATTGAGGCCCAGGTATTTGAGCGACGCCACCGACTTGGCCAGGGCAAACACCCGGTCCCCGGACTCGGCGTTGCGCAGGTTCTCGGCCAGATAGTCCACAGCCAGCCGGTACGTGTCGCGCTCCTTTTTGATGTCCAGGCCCGGCGTCTCGGCAGTGCCGAAAAGCACCTTGGCCGCCTTCTCTGCCGCCTCCATCTTGGCCAGCCCATAGGCCGTGGACCCGGCATAGCGGGCAAAACGTTCCACCGCGTCCTTGAAATAGCCCTGCACCACGTCGCCGTGCCGGCCGCTGCGCCGAATGGACTGCGACCGGAAGCCCCGAGCCTTCACCTCGTCAGCCAGGTTCTCCAGGATCTCGCCCACCAGCCCGGCGTCCACATCCTCGCCCACCTGGTTGACCGCCGACTCGACCGTCTTGGCCAGCTCCAGGGTCTTGATAAGCCCCTGTGTCGCCTCGGGCAGCTTGTCCAGTTTGCCCACCGGCTCCATGTCCCAGCCGTCCCGGGCCATCGTGGTGCGCAGCTTTTCAGCCGACTTGCGCCATTCCTTGTGGGCCCGGAACCGCTCCACCGTCCCGTCCGCAGCCGTGCGCTGGCCGCGCACCACATAGTCCCCGGCCTCGCGCAGACGCGGCGCATAAAAGCCCCGCAACTGGCCCATCTTCTCCACCATTTCGGCAAAGGAAAACGCCGTGCCGTTTTCGTCGTGGAGCTTCACATCCGAAAGCTGGCCCTTGATGGTCACCCCGGCCTTGCGGGCAGCGGCCACCACGCCTTTCACTTCGTCGGCGTAAGGAGCCAGTTCGTCGGCCAGGGTCTTGTCGGTGTTGTAGCCGGCCGCATCGAAAGCCTTGGCCGCATCGGCCGGGATGCCGGCGTCAATCAACCGGCGCACGATCTTGCGCTCATAGCCGCTACGCGCCTTGTCGATGAGCTTGCGATAAGAGGCCAGCCGCTCATCCAGCAGCATGTCGTAGCGTTCGCGCATGGTGCGCCACAGGCCGATGGTGGCCTCGTTGGCCCCATGCTCGGCAAACCACGTCTCCATGGCCTCCGGCCCGACCTCGTTGACGTCGGCGTAGTCCACGCCCTCGTTGAGGATGTCGCGTTGTTTCTGGTCCTTGAGGACGACTTTGGCTTCCTGGTTGATGGTGCGCCCGTCGCCCAGGTCAAAGGCCTGGTGCAGCAGTTCATGGGCGCGGTCGGTGCGGCCCCGGAACGTCTCGTACAGGCGCTTGAGCACCGGATGCTGCCAGTATTCCGGCGACCGCACCATCTTGCCCAGCACCCCGGTTTCCGACAGACCATGTACCCCGGCCAGGATGGAGCGGACATTGGCCGAGGCCTCGTCTTTGAGCCAGGTGGCCACGTCGCGCTTTTCTTCCGGGACGCCGGCCAGATCGCCGGTGCGGGCGAAGCGGGGGCCACTTCCTTTCTGGGGCAGCCCCTGTTCGTACTTGACGAGATCAACTTCCGTGAATATCTTTCTCTTGTCCCTGGTTGGCATCTCTGTGGGCAATTGCAGCCCGAAAGATCTCTGCCAACCAGGGACTTTCGTTTTATCCCTGTAGAGTAACCCACCATCACGAATCTGGTTTGATACCCACTGCGGCTGTGTCCCCCGGGCATGGACGCTTGCGACCTCGTTGATCTCCGCACGCCCTTCCCGAACATTCAGATGTACTGCTGCGACCAGGAATGAACCCTGATGCGGCAACTCCGTCACCAGCACCAGACTATCGGCCCAGGTGGCAGACTTCAGGACAACGACAGGTCGCTCCAACGCTTGCGGCAACTGTTTCAGCACTTCCGGTGAAACCCCGTGCTTCCCGCCTGCATCCGCCCCCTTCAATATTTTATTCGCTTTCGACTGGGTCATTTGCAGGGGCAGATCATGTCCGCCAAGCAGCCCGATCACCGGCGGTGTTCCGCCAAGGTCGAGACGCTCGTGGGGATGAAACCGATTGCCCAGGAAATCATCCACCTGCTGCGCCCAGGAAGCCCCTTCCCCGCGTGAAAACGCCGGCGCGACGTTCAGCGGCTGCCCCAGCGGCGCAATGAAATCCAGCCCCTTGCCGTCCACAAAGTCATCGGCCTGGGCGAGCAGCTGCCGCAACTCGGCCCGGGTTAATTCCAGCGTCGGAAAGATTGAGCGCACCCAGGCGGCGATTTTGGACAGCAGCCGGTCCAAGGCGCGATGCACCGTGCCGTCCTTGGCCCAGGACACCAGGATTTCCTCGGCTGCCTCAGCCCGGGTTTGCCGGGTGGAGTCCAGACCGTGGCGCGTGAGCCAGCGCGACACCTCCCGGGGCATGGCCTGGGCCGCCTTGCGCATGTACTCCTCGCGCTCCTGGGAGCCGCCCAGTACCCGATCCAGCCCGGCATGGCGGCCTTCGTGCCGCAACAGCGTCTGCACGAACGCCGCCTGCCCTGCCTTGACCGTGGGGATGTTCCCGGCCACCAGGGCAATGCGCTTCGTCTCGGCGTCATAGGCCCCGTGGAACCGCCCGGACACCCCGGCATCCTCCACTGCCTCGCGCAGATCCGCCGGCATGTCGGCCTCGGACTGGTACACGTCCACGATGCCCCGCAAGGCCGGAAACTGCGCCACCCCCCGGCGCAGTTCGGCCGCCACTGCCCGAGCAATCGGGGAAGACACGGGAGGCGTTGGGCCGTTGCCACGCCGATAGAGCGGCTGGCCTTTCATGGCCGTCCGCTTCATGGCATCGGTCAGGTCGAAGGACCAGACTTCTGGGCCGCGCAATTCCTGGAGTGCCTGCTGCGCCTTGGCTTCCGTCCCGAACGGCCCGGCTACGTCTCGGCCGTCCTGGCCTCCCTGGCTGAAATCAGAGACAAACCACTGGCTGCCGTCCGTGCCCTGCACCACTTCATAGACCCCAGGCAGCCTCGCTGTTTCAACCTTCCCACCAAACTGCTTGATATACTTGGCGACTTCCTTGGGCAAAATCTGGTCGTAGAAGCCACGCATCCCTTCGCCGCCGACCTTGAGGTCCAGGCCGGAAAGCGCCTTCCAATCTCGATACGGTGACCTGTTGGTGGGGCGGCCTTCATCACGTTGTATTTTGTCCGCGACCTCTTTGCCGGCGAGTTCCTCAATACGGGAAAGTGGAATCTCATCTTCGTGGACGACTTCGATGCCAGTCCTGTCGTAGGCAATAAATTCGTACTCCCCAGTCGGATTGCCGCTGTCTTCGTCATAGACCGCCTCGTATTCGACGCGATCAAGCTGCTTCGACAAGTCATACCGCGCCGCCTGCATCTCTCCAGGGGTCCAGGACACTCGATCAAAGCCCTTTTCGGCGGCGTAACGGATCATGCGCTTCATGGCCAACATGGCCCAAGAGGAGGTGTTCTTGAATGGAGCGTCGGGGACGCCAGTGTCTACGGCAGTCCCCCGATTCTGATCTGCATCTGCGAGAGCCTCTTCGCGCGTGTCCCCAAAGCCGATGGCGTCGCCGTTAGCGTTTCGAATCTCCCAGGCAGGGCCGCTTTTGGTTTGAATCTCGTTGACCGTCTCCTCGCCACGATACCCTTTTCTCTTCCCCTCCTGATGCCAGTCGCTTTGAATCTCCTCGATATGCAGGACGCGTTTACCGTCGTGGTCGACTCGCTCGTTGAAGCGGATGTGGGCAAGAACACCTTCCTCGTCCCAATGCTCAGTTGCGTATGCTCCATCAGGGAGTGTAAGCAATAACTCCTTGTATTTATTGCCACCTGGACTTTGATAATTGGAATACTGAGTCTTTCCGTTGCCACCTGACACCTGGGAGGCAAGGACATCGCTTTCAAGAAGCCCCTCAATCTTTTCTTCACGACTCAAAACATCAAAGTAGGCCGGGTCTACGCCTGGGAAATAACGATCAATCCAGTCTGGCGTATCAATGATATATTCGGCACGTCGCCGCATCGCATCTTCAATAGTTTTGTCCTCTGGTGAAACGTCCTTCACTACCTCCACCACATCAATTTGCCGCGTCGCGATTTCATCCAGCACGTCCTGGCGCGTAACCAGCCGTTCCTGCAGCCCGGACAGCCAGGACTTTAATCCAGACTCTTCCAGCTCCACGCCCTTGAACTTGCCGACGTGCTTTTCGATGGCCGCCAGCATTTTTTCGGCCGGCGCGGATTTGGGCAGCATTCCCGGCATCTCCAGGACGCGCTGCATCTGGGAATAAAAAACCGGGGCCACGGTACCATCTGTGGAGGAAGAAACGGCAGAAAACTCGCCGCTCCGGCTGAACATGGCCACGCCCCGGCCCGTCTCCTTCGTCTTGACCGTCTGGAAGAACTTGTCGAAAGCGGCGTTGATGGCTTCGCGTTCCGCCCCTTCAGGGAACGGCCGGACGTTGAACAGCCGGTATTCCAGCATGGCGTTGTTCGCACCATAGACAAGGAAATCGCTGCGGCCGCCGTCCTGCGCCACCCTATCTTCCACGTAAGAGGAAAACGCCCGGGCGGCCAACTCGTGGGGTTCGCTCCAGTAATCCGACGTCCTGCCCTGGTCCATGAGATAGGCGGCGCGCCGGTATTCCGTGGGAATCTGCTTGGTCTTTTCCGTCTTACTCCTGGCGTCTTCCAGCATCTTCGCTCGCCTGGCGAAGTCCTGGACATTGGCCGCCAGCGAGTTGAAGGGGCCTGTCCGTTCCGCATTGAATCCGCTACGGCCGCGAACCTCCTTGTAGATCGCCGCAAGGCCGTCGAGAATGTCGTTGCTGGAGCGGTAGGAGCCAAACCGGCTGCGCTGCCGCCCCCCGGCCTCATTGCTGCGCATCTCCAGGGCCAGATTGTCGCCGCTTAAAAGCTGTTCCGCCAGGGCGTCAAACCGCGCCAACTGCTCGGCCGTGGCCGGTGCGCGCTTCCTTCCCCACTGTGCTTCCTCGGCGAGGCCAGCGCGGATGTCCTTCAGACTCCGTTCCAGATAGCCCCGGGCGCGACGAACAAACTGCTCGGCCTTTTCCGTGTCTTCCTTGTACTGTTCCGCCTTGTAGGCGATGTCGCCAAGCAGCTTTTCATAGGCCCCCCGCAACGCTTCGCGCACCTGGGACTTGCGGCTTGCCCCGTGGCTCAAATAGTCCCGCGAAGGGGCATCACTGGCGGCGAAAACCTGATCGCCGCGCTTGTTCTCCACCTTCTCCGACGATGCCTTTGTATCCTGCCGCCCGAGGTAGTGATCCAGCGCATGGTACCACTCATGGGCTAGGGAGCCGGCCCCGGTCAGCTTAGTCAGGTTGATGACGCCGTAATCCCGCTCGTAATGGGCTTTGGCGCTGGAAAGGCCCCGCCCGCGTGAGCCAAAGGCCAGGGCCAGATCACCATTAAGGGAAAGCGCTTTAGGTGGAATATTGAGGATTTCGGCCAGATCAAGCAGACCGTCATAAGCATGGTTGAGCACTTCCTGCCGCTCGGCCTGGTCGTTCCACTCCCCGAATTCCACGCCACGGAAGCCAAAGGCATCCAGGAAATCCTGGCCCTTCGCCGGCCCCTCGCGCCGGGGCGCACCCTTCCGAAATACCTTTTCCGGTCTGGCCAGGATCTCCTCGCCAAACCCGGTCTTGGTGTTGAGGATGTCTTCGGCATGTTCGGCCATGTACCGCTTGGCGTCTTCCTCCGTGGCGAAGCCGTCCTTGATGACCACGGTCTTTCTGTCCGTGACCTTTCGATAAATCTCCCAGGCGTCGCCGCGCTTCGTGACCCGGTGCTTTAAGGATACGGCAGCCAGCGGGATGGCCGCTTCGGCTTCCTCCTTGGAGTCGAACTTGAACCGCCCGGTGCGCAGCGTGCCCTTCTGGTCGGCAATGGACCAATAGGTTTTGTCCTCGCCGGAGCGGAACCCGGTTTCACTGACCTGGACAGCCACGAACCGCTTTTTCCAAGCGGGCACGGAGTCGTCTTTCCCAGGCAAACGGACGCGAGGGCCGGTCGGCGCAGCCGTATCCTTGCGGGAGCCGCCAATCTTCTCCCCAAGGGCGAGACCGATCTTTTCGCTTGGCTCCGGGGTCGCCGCACCAGCAGCTTCTTCAGGCCGACTTTCGGCGGCAGAGGACTCGTTCTGTTCAACTGCCGGCGACGGCTCGATAGCAGCCCCAGCGTCCCCGGGCAGCACGGCGGCCTGATCCTGGACACCACCTTGCACTTCGCCGGCGGCCACGCCTTCGGCCTTGCCCACCTTAGCCGGCTGTTCGGCCTCGCCGACTACCGCGTCATACGCCGCGCGCAGCTTCAGTTCCGGCGTATCGAAAATCGCTTCCAGAAACCCCAGCCGCGACTTCCGGCCCGGCTTGACGCCAAGGGCCTTGCCCAGGGCGTTTTGCTGGTCAGGGGTCAAAGCCTGCAACGCCTGCCCGCGTGTGGCGGCGTTCATGGGATGCGGCGGTTCCGGCGGCCGTCGCGCAGCAGCGACTGCTTCCGCCGGGGTGTTGCCGCTGTACTGCGAAATCTGGTGCTCATCCGAACCGGCAAGAGCGTTTAGAACGGCATAGCGCGGCGGCATCCCCTGGCCCATGACGTTGATGGTTTTGACGCCTTCGTGCTCAACAACAGGCACCTCCCGCAATGTGTCGCCGGACCAGACCTTGGCCGTCTGCGGTGCGCCAACGGCACCGGGCTGCTCCTGCCCCGGCCCGGCCGCCGCCTGCCGCGCCTGCTCGATCCGTCCCACCAGATCGTCCCGGCGAATCGCCACCGGCCGCTCGATGCCAAGCGACGTGGCCAACGCATTGAGTTCCTTCTTGCTCCTGGCCTTGAGGTCTTCGGCCGCCGGGGCGGCTTGCGCTCCCTGGATATCGGCTTGGGGCTGCCCAGTATCGACTGGGGGGTATCCAGCGACGTCCCGGGCCTGTCCAGCAACGTCCTGCCCCGCCGCCTGCCGTGCCTGCTCGATCCGTCCCACCAGATCGTCCCGGCGAATCGCCACCGGCCGCTCGATGCCAAGCGTTGTGGCCAGCGCATTGAGTTCCTTCTTGCTCCGGGCCTTGAGGTCTTCGGCCGCCGGGGCGGCTTGCGCTCCCTGGATATCGGCTTGGGGCTGTCCAGTATCGACAGAGGGGTATCCAGCGACGTCCCGGACCTGTCCAGCAACGTCTCCTGCCGGCTTTTCTCCCACTGCCAAAAGCGGCACTTCGCCGGTCGGCAGCACCCCGGCCGGGGACTGCTCCACCAGGGCCGGGCGCGGCTCTTGCTGCGCAGCCGGTTCCGCCGCCTGCACCGTTTCCGGCGCGGCCCCGACTTCCACCAGCGGGATCTCATCGGTGACGCTGGCCGCCGGGGCCGGCTGCTGTTCAACCACGGCCTTGGGCTGACGCTGGCGCGAGGCCCTGCCCTCGGCCGGCTGCGGCTGGCCCACCGGCGTAACGCCGTCCAGAAAACCATCTATCTGGCCCGGGAACGGCGCGGCATGCCCTTCCTGGTAGCGCGCTTCCAGGTTGGCCGGATCGTAGAATTTCCGGGCCTGCTCTTCGGCTGCCACAATGGCCGGCACCAGGGCATCGCGCCTCAGCCGGCCGGGCTTCTCCACGCCAAGCGACGAAGCCATGTTGCGCAACTCGGAATAGGCCAGCCCGGAAAGTTCGGCCGCCCGGTCCACAGTCGCCTGCCCCGGTTCCGGCGCGGCCGCCGGCGTTTGCTGCGGCGGCGCGACCGGGGCCACGCCGTCCAGGAAGCCGTCGACTTGGCCCGGGAACGGCGCGGCATGGGATTCCCGATAGCGGGCGGCCACGGCCTCCGGTTCGTTCCAGCGCCGGGCCTGTTCTTCGGCTTGCAGTACCGACGCCACCAGTTCGTCGCGCTTGACGCGCCCGGGCTTGGCGATGCCGAGCGCAGCAGCCAGGTCGTTGAGCTGGCTCTTGGACAACGCGGTCAGTTCGGCCCCGCGATCCGGCCCGGCCGGCGCGGCCGCGTCCTCGGGCAAGGGGACGGTCGCGTCCTGGGGCTGCTCGACCTGCTGCGCCGCAGCGGCCCGGGCCGCGTCGTCGTCGGCCAAAAAATCATTGAGCGGGAAGCCGCGGGTATCGCCCTGGCGGCGGCGCTGCTCGGCATTGAGTTCCAGCAGGGCGTCGCGCAGCCCGATGCTCGGATGCTCCTTGAAAAGCGTATCCGCCTGGGCATAAACCTGATTCAGATCGGCGTCGGACAAGTCCCGGTGGCCGCCGGCCTGCACGGCCTCAACCACCGTCTTGGCGTCACGCCGCGCCGCCCGCGCGCCGGGCATCACATGTTCGGCCGCATGGCCCAGGCCCAGGGTGGCCAGGGTCGTGACCGCCGTCTGCGGGCCGATTTCCCCAAACGCCTCGCCCCAGGTCGGCGCGTTCTCGCGCAATCCCTGTTTGGCTTCGATGGCGCCCTGTTCGTGTTGGGTCCAGGTTTCGGTCCCGAGTTCAACCGGCAGATCCATGCCGAGCTTCACGCCGGCCGAAGCCGCCGCCCGGGCTATGCCGTTTTTAATGAACGGCACATTCTCGACAATCTTCCCCACCGGCGTCTTGATAATGCCCCAGGTCAGGGCGCTGCCCACGGCCTCGGGGACGGCTTCCCACATGCCGTAGAGCTGCGCATCGCTCTCTATGGCTTTCTTGGCGTCCGCCCACCGTTCTTCGCTCAGGTTCGGATCGGCTTTGAGCATCCGCTGCCGAATGTCCTCGACAAACTGATCCTTGGTGGCCCGATAGCCAACGGCGCCGCCGGCCAGACCGGCCCCGACCGAACCAGCCACCACGCCGGCAAGGTTGCCAGCCCCGGGGATAACGGAACCGGCTGCGCCGCCGGCCAGTCCGCCCGCGACCATGGAGCCGGCCGAATAGCCCAGGTTCTGCAACCCGGCCTGGACGTCCTTGGCTTTGACGATGCCGAACAAATCCCTTTCGGCCTGTTCGGGCGGCAGGTTCCACCGCTCCAGGTCTTTCTGCTGTTCGGCGATCATTCGCCCGGCAGCCGTCTCCTCGGGATGCAATGGCACGTCGCCGCCGCGCAGCACTTCGGCCGCCGTCTTGGGCAGCACGTCGACCGCAGCGGAATAGAGGCCCTGGCCGATAACCTTGCCGGCCAGCTTCGTGTCTTCCCAGAATCCCGGCAGCCCGTATCCTTGCTGCGGCTGCTGCTTCGGCTGGCCTGCGGCGGCAAGCTGGCCGTCAAAGCCGTGCTGCTTGGCAAACTGGTCCAACGGCACGCCGGAAGCGGCGGAGCCGCTGCGTTCGTGCAGATCAGCGGCCACGTCGGCCAGGGAGGCGTTGCCGTAATACTCCGGATTTTCGGCGCGGTATCTGGCGAGATCGACGCCCATTTTTACAGCCCGCCCGCGCCGTTTCCGTACGGCATCCGGCCCGTTCGCTGCGGGCGGTATCGCTGCGAATCATCAAGATACGGAACCTTCGGGGCGTTTGGATCGTTGCCGCCCTTCAATCCGGCAATTCTCGCGCCCAACGAGGCGCTGTCAGGCGGACTGACGACCCGACGAACTTCATTGGTCGGTCTGTCCGTCGCATACGTCCGAGTCCCTTCCCGGTCTGGAACGAAGGCTTGCGGCGTATCGAGGTACGGAACGCGAGGGGCAGAGCCAGGCAGCCCGTATCCCGGTTGTCCGCCTTGGCCGCTACCGGCAACCGAGGTTATCGCCGCCGGCGCAACCGCCGCCCCGCCCGGCAGGCCCAGCTCAGGCTGGGTCAATCCCTGTCCCATGCCGGCGGCAGGGCCAGACGGCAATCCAGTTGGCTGCATCCCCGTTCCCTGCGTGCCCATCCCTTGGGGCAACGCCGGGGGCGTGCTCAAGTACTCACTGCCAGAAGCGTTTTTCGGCATGAGGAGATACGGTTTGGAACCTTTTTGCCTGGGGTCATGGTCCGGATTCGGCATCACATCAAATTGCGGCTGCATCATCGCCTGCGCCCGGGTCTTGGCATCTTCCAGTCCCCAGCCGCCCTGAATGTTGGCCACATTGGCCGTGTTCTGGCCGGCAATACGCTGTTGTTGCAGCCCAAACCCGCCACGCAGATTCTCCACATTGGCGGAATTCTGCCCGGCCAGGGCTGTCTGTTGCAGGCCAAACCCGCCCTGAATCTGCTGGGCGTCAAGTTGGGCCTGCGCGGTCAGCCGCGCCCGCTCCATGGCCGCCGCATCGGCCGCGCCCTGCATCTGCGGTCTCTGGGTCACGTCCTGGTTGGCCGTGTTGGCCTGCTGTTGCAGGATGTCGTATTTGCGCGCCAGGGCTTGCTGGAAAAACTGTTCGTCTTGAGCGGCCATAATTTCCCCCTACACGCTGGCGGTATAGTTGTAATTTTTGCTTTCGCCGTAGCTTGTGCTTCGCTGTGTGCTGGTGCTTGTGCTGGTCTGGGTGCTTTCAGATACCGAGTGCCCCTCGCTCACGGTATCGCCGTAGCTGGCCCCAAGACTGACGGCGGCGTGAACCATCGCTCCAGCCGAGGCGAATCCCTGGCCGGCCACCTGCGCCGCCGTGGCGGCCGCGCTCTTGCGCAGCTCGGCGACGGCCTGTCCCCATTGCAGGCTCAACCCGGCTTCTTTGATCGAAGCTTCCAGCCGGGCCGACCATTGCTGCACCCGGGCCAGGGCGTTTTGCACCTTGGCCTGATTTTCCGCCGACACGCCGCTGATGGTCGCCTGATGCAGCGCCACAAGGTTGGCCGCGTGCCGGGACACGGCTTCGGCCTGTCCGAGACGACCCTGCCAGACGGCTTGGTAGCCCTGCATTTCGGCCTGGAAGAGATTGACGTTGGAGGCATTGAGCTGGCCGGCGATGTTCGCCCGGATCTCGCCGATCCTGGCCGTGGCCGCCGCTGCCTCGACCTGGCTCTGGAAGGCCCGGGCCTGGACCTCGAACACATCGGCTTTTGCCTTTTCTCCGGTAATCCGCGCCACCCGCGCGTTGATCTGGGCCGTTGAGGCATTCACGCGCGCGGCAAAGGCCTGGACGGAAGTTTCGTAGGCCTGGATGCGCGCCTTTTGCACCTCGGCCTTGACGGCCGCGCCCTCCATCCGGGCCTTGTAAATCTGGATGAGTTCGCCAACGGCCTGGACGCGGGCTACATAGAGAGCCACTTCCTGCTGGTTCAGCTCTCCCCGGACCCGCGCCCCCTCCATGGCCGTCTTGTAAGCCTCCAGCTCCGACAGGCTGGCCCGGATGCGGGCCTCGAGCACCGCCGCCTCGGCGTTGTAGGCAGCCACCTGGCAGTTAAACAGGGCCACCCGGGCGTCCACGTCCTGGTAGGCAGCGGCGACCGTGGCCTTGGCCGCCTCCAGCGCCCGGTTGTTGCCGGAATTCCAGACATCGAGGCACACCCCAACCACGGCAGCCAGTGCCTTTTCAATGACAAACTGCCGGTTCTGCACCGTCAGCTCGGCTTTTTTGGCCGTGATCTGGTTGAGCAGCGCCTCCAAGGATTTTTCGGCGTCCTGCTCAATGAGGCGGATGCGCGCGTTATCCACGGCGGAAAGACGCTCGAAACCCCGGGCTGCGGCTTCGGCGTAAACTTCTTCCTTTTTGCGTTCCCGCTCATCGACAATCCACCGTTCCTGCTGGGCGAAGATGCCGGCCGTCTCCAGGATGGCCGACACGTTGCCGCCATGGAGCAGATCGTCGACCAGTTGCCCCTGCAACGCATCCCACAACGGCGACTCGAACTGCCCCTCGTTGTAGACAAACACCTGCCCCGGCGTGTCCATGGCCGGCAGCGTTGGCCGCACGCCCTCGAACTGCGGGATCACCAGCGAGGGCATGGCCGGGACGTCCACCTCGGACAGCGACGGCGCATCCGGCAGCGTGACGTCCGGATCGGCCGGCAGATCCACATCGGCCAACACCGGGGCCTCGCCGGGCGACTCCGGAAACACGATGTCGTCAAAGGTGGGGAATGCGATCTCCGGCGGCACGGCGTTAAAAACCGGAACCGTGACGTCCGTGATTTCCGGCTGCACGAGCGACGGCGCAGTCGGCGCGGTCGGAGCCACGACGTCCGCCGCCGGCAATCCGGGAGCACTCGGCAGGGAGGCCAGCGACGCCCCCTCCGGCGCTTCCGGATAGGACACGGCCGGCATGGCCGGCATCAGCACGCCGGCCAGAAGTTGGCTGATGCCGGTCGTCACCGATGTATAGAGCTGTTGCTGGTATTGCAGCGCGCTCTGATGGATTTCCCCGACTTTCTGCCCGGCGGAATCAATGCCGCTCATGCCCTACCCCCTGGCCCGGCGGCCGAGCGTTTCAACGTCGAGCACCACGCTGGAAACCTCAAAATCCGAACCGTCCCCCTCCAGTCGCCACTGGACCTCGCGGCCGGCGTTGTCGCGGCCGATGGAAAACCGGCCGCCGCCCAGGGCCATGGCCTCGCGCCAATCGCCGTCGCCCGTGCGCGTGGACAGGGTCAGGCCGTCAATCTTCCGGCCTGTGATCGAGGCGGACCGCAGCCGCTTGTAGGCGTCGTCGCCGCCGTCCGTGCGCGGCCCTTCCAGGATCGACGGGATCGGTTCGCCCGCGTCGTCGTCGCCGCCGATCAGGTACAGGCCGTCCGGGGCCGTGCCGTAGCGACGACCGCCGATGACCACAAAACTCGTGAACGGCTGGCCGGCGTGTTGGCTCACGGCGCCGGAGTCGGCCGCATAGGACAGGGTCAGGGTGCTCATGACCACCTCTCGGAATCGTATTGGAGCGGATCGGACCAGGGGAAGGCCTGGACGGCATGGGCGCGGATTTCCAGCGGAGGCAGGCAAAGATCTCCCCGCGCCACGGATTCCGTGTGCGCCTTTGCAACTATCTGGAGCATGGGGAGCGGCGCCCTGCCCCGGGCAATCGGTCCCTGGGAGGCCCGGGCGGTGAGCAGCAGCAACGGCAGATCGCATCTGCCATTGCAGACAGCTCCCTGCTTGGCCGTGGCCTTGATCACCAGCAGCGGCAGAGGGATATTTCCCGAAGCGAGATTTTCACTGCCGGCCGCGGCCAGGATTCCCAGCAGGGGCAGCGCCAGGGCTCCCCGGGCGGCATGGCCGCACCGCCCCTGGGCCGACAGGGCCGGAAGCCGCACCTCTCCACGCGCCCCGCTCCGCGCTTCCACGGAAAAATACGGCAGCGTCAGGACGCCGTGCGCCACATTCTGCTGGGTGGCCGTGGCCGTAATTTGCAGCATCGGCAGGGAAAACGACGCTCGGGCGCCTGTCCTTCCCTCCACCGTGATGGACAGCCCGCCAAGCGGATCGACAAACAGATCAAGCCGGCCGGAAGCATGGTTGCCCGTCCTGGCGGCCACGGAGAGCGCCGGCAGCGGCAGCGTCCCGGACGCCCGATTGACTTCCAACTGGGAAAGGTAGCCGACGCTGTCCACCGCGCCAAACGTCGCGTGCGTCAGCACATAGCTGATCCGGGTATAGGAATCCGTCTTGTCGATCTGGCGGACGATCTGCCCGGCTTCGACGTCATAGGGCGACGGCTGCCAAGTCCATTCCAGCGGTATCCATTCCTCGTCAGAGAGCCGGCGATACATGACCCAGGCGTGGCCTATCTCGGTCAGGGCCGTGGTCATGGCCTTGCCGCAAGCGGTGCGAACGCGGTTGGGGTTGACGCCGGCAGCGAGCAGCAGGGCATGAATCAGGATGGCCCCGTCTTCGCAATCGCCGTACCGGCGCGTCCAGGTGGCCACCGCGCCGGTCCATCGGTCGCCGATGCCGCCTCCGTCGTTGATGTAGGTCAGCAAATTGCTGACAAAATAAACCACCGACATGGCGCGCTGGTCGTCGGTCTCGTCATAGGCGCAGATTTGGGCGGCAACCCGGGCCAGGGTTTGGTTGCCCTGCCGGAGCAGCGCGACAACCGCTGCGGCGGCGGCCCCGTTGTCGATGGGTTTGTCCAGACCGAAGGAGATGCCCTCGACCGTGAGCAGCGGCAGGGTCAGGATGCCGGCCGGCGCCGTCCTGGCGCTGACAAACAGGGCCGGCAGCGCGGTTTCGTCGGCTGCCGGGACGATGGACAGCGCGTCCATCGTCTCGAAGTAGTCAAAGACGTTATCCATTGGTCACCACAAAATACGGGTGCCTGACAACGTACGTCGGCATGCTGATATACGTCAGCGTCTTGTATTCATTGTCGGGAGTCGTGATCTTGATGACCGAGTTATGAACGAAGAGGAACCATTGCCCATAAAAGAAAATGTACTGCGGCAGCGGGTCAAAGGCATCGGAGTAGATGAATTCCCGAACCGCGAAGGCCGGCGGGAAGGCCAACGGATCGTCGCCGGAAGCGGCAACGCCGGTGGCGCAGTCAATGGTGGCGGCGCAGGCATCCTCGTTTCCTGCCGCGTCGTGCCGGACAAGGCGCTTGGCGGCATTAAAGCGCAGCGTCGTATCCAGCGCGTTCTCCCGATAAAAGCTCATGACGCCGTCAAAGGAGACCTTGACCTGGAAATCGGCGTCGCCGCCCGTATCGGAATAGACCATCCGCAGTTCAGGCAACGGGCTGCCGGCGGCAACCACCCCCTGGACAAAGCCGCTGGCCGGCGTCTGCCTGAGCACCACCTTTGAACCACGGCTCGCGCCCGGTTTGACGACCGCAGCCTGCACGCCCAGACGGACATCGAGCGCCTGGGGGAAATCCGCAAAGGCGCAGTGCAGGGAAGACGGATAGTTAAACCGCATCGTACACCTCCAGGGAACAGGCCTGGACGGCATAGAATGAATCGGGTCTGGACTCTGCGAAAATCTGAATATTTGGATTTATGAGCTTTCCATCCCAGGAACCTTCAGAAGACGAATAGGAATAGATGCCGTCAATAAAAAGGCTGGAAGAAGCATTTTTATATAAAATAAGATCGTAGGTGTGCCAAGCTCCATCAAGAAAAGTCAATCCTGATTGTCTTTGGACAGATTGATTCAGTGCCATCGCCGCGACAAAGCCCATGTCCCCCATTGAATAAAGATTTATATTCGTATTTATATGGGTTGCATCACTTACGGCAAAAACAAATCGTATGGTATCTGTATAATTATCCTCAACAAGGCGTTCGCTATGGCTGGGGTTTTTGACAACAACCCGCAAATGGAGTCTGTTTCCGACAAATACTCCGGCTGCATCAATCCAAACACTGAATTTACGCGTATACTCTTCATCCGCGTTATAAACGGATTGCGGGCAAAACGCCGGAGCGCCGCGAAATCCCTCCACAACAGCGTAATCCTGGACAGCGTTTTCAGAGACTCTGAACGACTGCAAATCCTCATCGCGACCATAGCCGACGTAGATGCCGCGCTCGTTTTGGTACCAGCCGGGCCTGGACAGATGGGGCGGCACATAGACCTCATTGAAGCGATGCGCCCCGGCAGCCGCGACAAAGGCATCTTTTTGACTGATCCCGGCCGCCCCTTTTTTAAGGCAGCCCAGGGATGTGTAGTTGGCGGCAATCACTGACATGGACCCTGCCCCTATACGGTGATCGGGGTGTATCCGGCCCCGGCCAATTGCCCGGCTTCATGGTCATCGGCCACAAAAACGCCGTCGAACACTTCCATGGTCAAAAGCTGGCACTCGGCGGCCGAAAGTTCTCGGTGATAAAAGCGCAGCAGGCCCAGATCCATCTGGCAGGCGTATTCCCATTCGGCGGTCTCATCGGATTCAGGACTGTCGGGAGAGGGAGTCTGCGCCCAGTTCATGGCCCCGGCAGCGATTTTCTGTTTGATGCCGAAGCCGTCTTCATTGGAAAATGACTGCGCCGACTGCCAGGCAGCCTGCACCGCTATGGTCTTGCTGCCCTGCTCCACAAGATACAGTTTGCACAGCCCTTCCTTTGAACACGTCAGCACCGCATGGTGCCAGGAGCCCAGGGACAAGGGGGCCGACAGTATTGGCGGAGTATCGTAATCGTTTTCAAAGTCCGCGATCCGGCCCGCAGCAAGACGCATGGCGCCGTCGTTGAGAAAGCACAGCCCCTGAAAATTGAAACCGATCACGACGCCGTAGGGATTGTTCAATGGGAATGGCTGCAGCCCGAATCGCATCAGAGCCGTTTCGCCCCCATTGCCAATCGGCTGCTTATGGAGCCAATCCTGCAGGACCAACGTCGTTTTGTCGGCCTCGGCATCATAGGATGACGAGAATACCGTGGCATACCGCAACGTCCCGTCATCAAGGCTCCTGGACACCCTGGTTCCGACGCTTTTTTCGTGGCTTCCCTGTACGACAAAACGGCAAAACGCCATATATGGCGCGGTATTGTTGAGCGTATCATTGAGCGCCCACACCGCGTCCACGTCACCGGTCAGGGCCTCAAGTCCCCCGGATACGATCTTGTCCCAATACGGAGAGTCCGCATCATAGTCCGTTGCCAGCAACGGCGCTCCCGGGCAGATGCTTTCCAGCTCGACGTAGCCGATCTGCGACTGCGCGCTGGAAACAAAATCCTGGTTGTACGGATTCCACGGATACGTCAGGCGCACCCAATGGCGAGAGAATCTGGACGGTATGGCGTAGGCCATAAGCGGAGCGATGCCGCCCGGACATTTGGCATTCCAGGCGACGCCGTCATTGGAAAAGAGCAGGCGGGGCTTGACGACGTTGTTGACCGTGTAGCCATTGCCAAGGACGTTCGTCTGGCAGGTCTGGGAGTAATCATACTCCACTGCCGCATGGAGCCGGAAGAGACAGGAAATGGTGAACGGACCATCGACGGGCAGGTTGGCCGATCCCAGCTCGAGCCGGTGCCCGCCGTCGGCGTCGTCCAGGCTGCTTCCCATAAATTGCAGGCAGCCGTATCGGCGGGAAATGCTGCCGTCCGGCGACGTTCCGGGGGCGGGAAGCCCGGCCTGGGCCGGCGTCAGGAAACCGCCCACCACCCCCTCGTTGTAGATTGCGTCGTCTGTAAATGATCCCTTGAGATGCAACGGGATCTCGTTTCGCATGTAGGCCTTGGGATTAAAAAAATCGAACCGGGAGGAGCATCCGGGCACATAAAAAAACTGTCCCGTCCGCAACTGCGGGACAAGCGGCGGGGATTCAACGGCCGGAGCCTGCTGCTTCGACGGACAGGCAATGTGCAGATGATAAAAATTGCTGAGTTTGCGCACCTCGATCACGGTTCCGTCGTCGTAGCGCCGGACTCTGGCGCACTGCCCAAGCCCCAAGGTGTTTTCCCGGTCCAGACTGGCCTTGAGCTGCAAGGCGGCGCCACGGTACGTCTCGGCCAGCTGCCTGTCGCCGTGCAGAAACCAGATATCCTGGTCCGCGAAACGGATCAGGTCTGCGCTGTCCGGAAGGTACAGGCTTGCATCGTCGGTCATGGCGTCGCCTTACGTGCAAGCGCCGGCTAGGACGCCGGCGCGGTGACCACCCAGCTGTCGACGGTGGTGGTGGCGTTGAGTGTGATTGTCGTCGTCCCCATTTGCAGCTGGCCGGAACTGACGCCGCAGACGCCGTCGATACGGGCGGCCGTAGTGCTTGCCCCCGTGGTTCGATCATTGGCGTAATACCGGAACCAGGCAGCCGTGCCGGCCTGGACCCCGACGCCGGACCAGATCTGCGACGGCAGCTTGACAAGGACGCCGCCTGCCGGCTCATCCAATTGCAGCCCGTTGGCGGGCGACCCGGGCGTAAACGCCCCGGAGGAAACCGTGATCTCCAGCAGATGGCTGATTCCCTCGGCATCGTCGGCGCTGGTCGGCTGGTTGCCGGGGAAGACTCGGATGACGCCGTTGTGCAGGATGTCCTGCACGCTTTGCGAGCCGAGCATGGCATTACGAAAACCGGTGGAGAGACGGATCGGCATGACAGCCCTCCTTATGGATGCAGGACGACCACGTACCGGCACGTCGTCGGCAGCCAGACAGCCGCCGCCCGTGCCGCCGGCGCGTCGAAGGCCACCTGCGAATGTGTGAGTTTTAAGACTATCCCATCCGGCAGGCCGCACAGGATGCCGCGTTGCGACGTCCACAGACATGCGCCGGACGGAGGGGCCTTGGGGGATATTTCATCGGCCCGGACAGCCGCATCGCCGCCCACGGCCGTGACAGGATCGGCGTCGACCAGCAGCCGCGTCATCCTGGCCGGATCGGAGCCGGCCAGAAAGTACGTGCCCAGGCTGGTGCCGACGTACAGGCCGTTGTCCACGGGCCGGATCATGGCGATTTCGCCCGGCATTTCGATGGAGCCGGCCGCATCTTCGTAAAAGTGCCAGCGGCCCGGGCCGGCCGTGAAGCACAGGGCATGGCCGTCGGCAATCCACACCCGGCCGGCGAACCCGGCCAGGACCATGCCCGGCGGCGGGGAGACAAACCGGCCGGCTTCGGACGCAACAGGATAGGCCTTGCCGCCCCAGGCCGCCGCCTCGTCGGACTGGACCATTCCGGCCTCGATGCCGTTGGACCAGAAGACCAGCTCGGCCAGAGCCGTAAAAACCACCGGTCCGGGCGTCTGCAAGGCGACCAGCTCCCGCCGGGAAAGATCGGCCCGCACCTGACACAGCACGTCGTCAACCACGGCATAGGCCGTTCCGTCCGGGGCGTTCCAGCCGTCGCGCCAATGGCCGCCGGCCGCCCGCGTGCGCCCCGGCCGACGCCGCGCCCGCCGTCCGCCGTCCAGGATGTCCACGTCCATGGCCACGGCCAGTTCGCACGATCCGGTGCGCGGATCGTAGCGCAACGCCTCCGGCGAGCTGACCGTGTTGAGGCCGCGCCAGCCCCGAAAAACAAAACGCCTCATGCCAGCGTCCTGGCGCGCAGTTCTTGCGGACCGGCCGTGCGCGCCCGATAGCCCGTGGCGTTGATGTCGCGCTTGAGCTGCCGGATGGCCTCGGCGGCCAGGGCCATGTAGCGGTCGGTGTTTTTCTTGCCCTCGAAGGCGTCTTCCTTGGAGTCAAACGCCCTGGCCAGGATGCCGTTGACCAGCACATCCCGATGCAGATGCTCCGGGACGCCCTCAATAGCCGTGGCCGCTATGTTGACCGCCACGGCCGCCTCATCGGTCAGTGGTTCGGCCACCCGGCAGGAGGAGCCCGCAGCCGCCTCAACGGTATACTCGCCGTCGTTGGACTGACTGTCCGAGATGACGAACAGATCCCCAAAGTGGAACCGGGCGAACAGCGGACTATCCGCCGTCAGGGAACCCGAGGCGGAAAAGGCCACCTTGCCGGCCCCCTGCTCCAACGTGCGCGGCAACCGGTAGTAGCCCAGAGTGATGGGTGCAGCGGCGTCCGGCGCAGGCCAGACCCGTAGCCGGGTTGTTCCCACGGCCGCCACGTACCGGATCTCGCCGGCCGGGAAATGGGCCGCGTCCAACTGCGCCATGTCAAACCGCGAAGTCACGACGGCCAGCGGCCGGCCGTCGCTGTTTGCGGTGCTGAACAACTCGCGCTGGAAGTCGCCGGGCAGGGCCACGGTCGAAGCCCCGGCCGGCACGACGACGACTGCGGCGGCCTCCAGGTCGGGCAGAAACACCCGGGAGGCCGCCGTGCGCAACGCCTCGTTGGCATAGCAGTTCAGCTCGTCGTCGCCGACGGACGTATCCAGGAGCGGCCGCCGGGCTTCATTGCGCAGGTCAGGGAGCTTCAAAGCCCGCCTCCGCCTCACTTCCCGGCGCGGTCTCGGTTTCCGGCGAAGTGTCGAAGAAACCGACCGGCACCTGGACCTCGCCATGGACGACATACGAGAAGCGCCGCACACCCTTGACCGCCACAACCCGCCCCTCGGACGGCACCCGGTAGCCGCGCACAGCGGCGTTCTCCAGCACCTCAAGCTGGTCCTTGGTCAGATAGACCGGTTCATTGCGTTTGACCTGGGTGATCCGGCCATTGATGGTCAGGGACACGTCGCAGTCGCCCCCGGGTACCGGGTCGGCATTAATGGTCACCCGCCACCGGGATTCGGTCCTGGGCGCGGAAGCCGCTTCCGCCATAGTTGTTTCCGTAGTGTCTGCTTTAGCCACAGCGGCCTCCTTACAGAGCCTCGCCCGGCACGACGCCGGACAGGCCGGAATAGGTGACGGTCAGGCCGGCGGCGTCCAGAGCGGTGGCGCCAGCCGTAAAGGCCGAAGCCGAACCATTGGAAACCTTCACCGCGCCGAACAGGCAGGCGCCGGCGGCCGGCTCGGGAATCCTGGTCACGCCGTCGGCATCCGGCGACGCAACCACGACGGCGACCGTGCCGGCCGCGTTGATGGCCAGAAAGGCGGTCCTGGCAGCCCCGGCGGGCACAACGCCCAGGCCGGCCAGGGACAATGCGGCGATAGCCGCCTTGGCGTAGATTTTACCGCTGAGCCGATAGGAAAAGGCGGCAGCCTGCGCATCGGCGTTGCCGGCCGCCTTGATGGCCAGCCCGGGCGCGCTGGTTGCGCCGGAGCGGAGATAGTCCAGGACGGTTTGCTGCCCGGCGTCGGGAAAACCGTCTTCCATTCCGCGAAAAGTGCTCATGGTTGCTCCTTGGAATGATCGGAAGTCGTTATTCGGAAACGGCCGATTCGACCCGGACAAACCAGAGGTCCTGCAACAGGCCGCCGGCAGCCCAGGTTTTGTAGCCAACGGAACCGCGCTGCCCCAACGGATCGCCGCCACGCGGCACATTGGGCTGCAGCACCTTCATTTCCACGGGCACCACCATATTGCCCTTGGCATCGGCGTTCTTCATTTTGTAGCCCTTGAGGGGCACGTCGGCGAAGCTGTCGCGGCCGAAGATGAACATCGGGAACACGTCGCATTTGGTGCCGCTCGTGGACATAAGGCCCGCGGAAACGGCGCCGCCGGCATCGGCAAAGGGCAGCATCAGGTCTTCCTCGATAAACCGGATGGACCCCAATGCGCCGATCTCGTTGTCCCAGGGCGAGATGGAGCCGTAATCCTCGGGATGCTTGAAGCCCACGAGGTCTTCCAGGTCTTTGGTCTGGTAGGGATGGCAGACGCCGATGAAGGCCGGTTTGATGTTGACCGTGCCGTAGGCATTGGTGGACCGCAGCATTTGCGTGATGCGGCCGGCCCGGTTGACCTTGAGGCTGGCTTCGATGCGCCGCAGCAGATCCCTGGTGACTTTCCCATTCACCGTCGAACGGGAGGTCACGCCGCCGGCATAAAAAACGTTCGTGCCGGCCAGCAGGTTGGCAATCCGGATGTTCTCGATCATCTCGCCGGCCTGCTCGCCGAGCAGCCCCGAAAACTCCTTGAGCACGGGGTCTTCGTGGGTATCTTCCACCACATCGGTCAAAGACAGGTAGTTGCCGTACTGTTGGAGTTGAAAGAACACGTCGGTCACCTTCGCGCCGTCCGCCTTGGGGGTCACGCCTTCGATCAACGGCTTGGGCGCGGCCGAAAGCGGCTCGTAGCGACGGGCCTTGAGGGTCTGGCTCTTGTTCTTGGGCATGGGAATGGTCTGGGCAAAATTGCCCAGCATCATTTTGGGCTTCGCCCGCTCCAGGAATGTTCCGGCCAGACAAATGCCGGTTTCTTCCGAGACATCGCCATAATGCGTCAGCATAGGAACCTCTTATGCCTCCGTGTACGTCTTCTCGAAGGCCGCTTCCGCCTTGTCCCGGGGCGTTGTGTCGCCGCGAGGCTGGGCGCCGCGCCGGTTGTCCACGCCTGCGGCTTCGGCCGCCCGGCGCTTGGTCGCGGGATCGAGTTCGGCGTTTCGGGGCTTTTTGTTGGTCGATTGCTTGTATTCGGCGAGCAGTTCGTTGACCTGGCCGGCGCTTCCCTGGCGCAGCACTTCGAGGCGGGGTGTGGCCTCCTTGAAGGGAAGGGTCTCGATCCAGGCGGTCACACCGGCCAGGAAAGCATCGGCCGCCTTCGCCTCTTCGGCGTTTCTGGTGGCGTACCCGCGCACTTCAGGATGCTCGGCCCCAATGCGCTCCAGGTGTTCCTGGCGCGTCCGCGCTTCGGTGCGCGCGTCCACAGCCTGAAACCCCTGGGATACCAGGGCCTGCAGCCGCATGTTCTCGGCCATGATCCCTGCGATGTCCGCACCGGAATCCCGCAGCACGCGCCGCAGCCGGTCGCCCTGGGGGCCGGCCGTGCGCAGCAACGGCGACAATTCGGGGAACTGCTGGTCGAACTCTTCCACATCGTGTTTGAGATCCTCAGGGATCTCCACCGACGCCGGCTTGTCCGATGCGGCCGTGTCGCCGCCGGCAGCCTTGGAATCGGGCCGGCCGGCCCTGGCTGCCTCCAGTTCGTCCTGGAGCCGTTGGTTCTCGGTCTCGATGCGTTCCTTCTCGGCCTTGGCGGCGGCCAAACGGCCTGCGGTCGTTCTGGCGTGCCCCCGCAGCTGCGCAGGATCGGCCAGGGCAGGATCGTCGTCCGCGTCGGCATCAGGTTCCTGCCCGGGATCATCGTCGCCGTCCGGATCGTCGCCGCCATCCGGATCGTCGCCGCCATCCGGTTCGCCGGCCGCAAGGACCTTCGTGCCAGCGGCATTGTCCTGGTCTTGCGGCTGCACAATCGGGGCGTCGCCGTCCACGTCGCCGCCTGCATCCCCGTACACGCTGTCAAAGGCTTTCTCTTCAACCGCGCTGTCGCTTTGCTCACCCATGTCTGCCTCCATCATTCCAGGTGCCGTTGACCGGGCCTGGACTTTCGGGCCTCTTGCGAGGTGCCGTATTATTCGCTCCGGACTGGCCGGTTGGCGGCATCGTCCCTGGGACTGCCGATCATGGCCTTGCGAAGCTGCCTGAGCTGGTAAATCCGCCCTTGCAGCTGCTTCACATCAGCTTCGACGGCAGTCTCCAGTCTGCTGCGCAGACGCTCCAGGTCGATCTCGACCAGGTCCATGACCGCCTGCCAGCACGGATCAAACCGGCTGTTGGCGATCCTGGCCGCACATTCTGTCCGGGTATCAATCGCCATGGCCGTAGACCTTCTGAAACGCAGCCGCTGCCTTGTCGTCTTCGGTCTGCAGATCCATGGCTTCGATCTGCAAGGCCACGCGCCCTTCAGAACCGCCTTCCTCTTCTTCAATGCCGATGCGGTTGACCTTGGCCTTGCAGAGCAGGAACACGTACCCGCCGGCTGTAAAATCGCCGACTTTTCGACCGAGTTTTTTCAGCGACGTATCGTCGAGATAGACCGACAGCCCCCAGGGAAACTGCCGTTTTTCATCCACTGCGGCAGGCGCAAGGCCGGACTCGTGTTTCCGTTCGGCTTTGGTCAATTCCATGCTGGCGAGTTTCTTCACGCCGCCCTCCCAGGTTCCCCTTCCGATCCCGCCGGCAGGGCTTGAGCCATCCGGCCCGGATCGGGCATCCCGGCGACCGGGGCCGGCTGCCCGGGACCGGCCGCGCCCTGGCCGCCGGCCGCCTGTTCAAGCACCCGGGCCAGGAGTTGCTGCAACGAGACATCCGGCGCGATGCCGCGCGAGTGCATTTCGTTAAGCAGCGTTTCCAGCTGCGACTGCTGCTCGGCCTGGACCTGCATGACCATCTGGCGTTGCTGGTTCTGCCGGATGGTGGCCTCGTCGTTGACGAGTTTGGGCGGCACCTGCATGGAGACGGCAATTTCCTTGAGCAGTTCCGTGAAGTTGATCATGCCGGCCAGCTCCGGCTGGGAGGCCAGGGACAGGAACTGCATGAGCCGTTGCGACTGGACTTCCTTCTGCATGAGCGCCGTGGAGCCGGTGGCCACCACGTTGAAGTCGCCCTTGATGTCGCTGCGGGGATTGAAGTCCATGTTCCAGAAATAGAGGGCGGTGATGAACTGGCTGGTCACGTCGTCGTCGAAGGTTTTGACCATCTCGGCGAGATTGATGCTCATGGCCCCCATCAGCATGGACAGGCCGCCAAGCGTTTTGGCCGCGTCGGATACATTGCCGTCGCCATGCACCCAGCGCGGCACGGTCAGCACGTCCTGGACGTCCTCAAAATGCTTGGCCATGGCCAGGAACTCGCTGGTATGGCTCTGGGCCTGCCAGAATATGAGCGCTTCCCGCATGTCCTTGCCGTCATCGAACTTGAGAATCCGGCGTGCATAGAGGTCGTCAGGGTCTTCGCCCTGGCGCAGCGCCTCGGCGTTGACGCCGACAATCGGACCCGAGGTCAGGGCCGCATTGTCCATCATGCTGCGGATGGTGGCGTTGTAGGCCCGGTGGGGATCGCGCATGATGCGCGGAATGCCCTGGCCGCAAAGCCCGGACTCGTCTTTTTCGATGGAAAAAATCTGGAAGGGAAATTCGACGCCGCGCATGGGCGTGCGCACGGCCTTGATAATCTGGTCGCCCAGCAGCCAGACATTGCAGAAGTAGTCTTCCTCGACCGGGTCGCCGCCCAGATCCACGCCGCAGGCGACCAGTTCATCGCCGCGCAGCCAACCCCATCGTTCCAAAACCCGGAAACGATTTTTCAGCTGCCGCTCATTGTTCTTGTCGCCAAGGCGGCGCAGTTCCGCCTCATAGCTCCGCTCCTGGGCATCGCCGTCCTTGTTTTTGGCGAGGTAGGCCCGAATGACGTCCCCGAAGAATCCACTGCGCTTGGCCAGATCCAGCACATCGCCGTAGACCATGAGGTACTCTTCCCAGACGCGCCGGGCGCCCTTGAGTCCCTTGGCCGTCATGTCCCAGAAGAAGTTCCACACAGAGACGGACCGGAAATACGGCCGCAGCCCGACCGGCGACTGGTCGATCACCCAGGACTCTTTCTCGACGGTCTGCCCGCTTTCATTGGTCGCGATAATGCGCTTGGACGTCCACCGCTTGCGCGTCCGCTCATCCACAAGCGGCCCCTTGTGGACGCCCATGCCGTACAGGACCGCCGACCGGACCACTTCACGAATGGTCGCGCGGTAGCCGACGCGATCCGGGCTTTCCGCCAGCTGGTCGGCCACCACCCGGGACATGGCGGCGGACCGTTTGGCGGCCTCTTCCGTCAAAACCTGCCGGGCGGCGTCTTCGCCATCGGAAACGCGGACAGTATCGACGTAGGCCATAAACGTTGCGTCAAGCGTCGGCTCAGGCGTGGGCTGCAAATCCCAGTTCCGGTCCCCGGCCCGGGGAAAGAGAATATCCATCAGCCGGGCCACGACGGTATCCGTCTTGACCTTGGCCTGGCGCATGAACAATTTGCTCCGGCCCTTCTTAATCCCCGCCTCGACTTCGGGATCGTAGATGCCCATGTAGAGGCGGTAGTCTTCCAACCACCGCAGCTCCAAAGGCTCCCGGTCGCGCTTGTCTTCCTCGAACTGCGACGACAGTTCCTTGGCCAGGGCCGGCAGGCGTTCGTCAGCCACGTCAGGCCCCCTTCCCCGACCAATGCGTGAAACCAAGGACCAGCAATGCGATCACCCCCGTCACCAAAATGGTGACAATGGCGGTGATGCCGGCCTTCTTGACCTGACCATAGGTGCAGCAAAAATCTTCGATGAATTGATGGTGTTTCAGATGGGTGGGGCCATCGACAATGTTCGCGGCCTTTAGAGCATCGGCAACGGCCTCGCCGGCCGCCTCGCGGACCCACGCCTGAATCTCGTCCTTGGTCATGCTGCCGCCCCCACCAGGGCCAGCGCCCGGGCGGCCTCGGGGCTTTCCGCCAGCCGCTTGGCCGCGAGCTTCAGCACGGCCAGGGAATTGGCGTCCGTGGCGTCCATGTCCACGACGCCGGGGAGCTCGGCCTGGAGCCGGACATACCGATCGACCAAGCTGCCCGCGCAGTCCTGGTGCACCAATTCGGACTGGCCGGAGAACATGACGTCCAGCAGATGCGGCGCCCACTGCGCCAGCCCGTAAGAACAAGCCGCTTCGAGCAGGATGGGCTTTTCGCATCGGCCAGTGCCCAGAGAAATCAGGGCATAATCGTCCAGGCGGAAATCCATCTCCAGGGCGGCCAGCAAAGCCAACCGCGCCGGATTGTTGGCCACTACGCCTCCATCAATGCACGGCGTCACCCGTCCGGACAGGCTGGTGATGGCGAACGGCTCGAAAAACGTCGGCGCGGCCGAAGTCGCCCGGCCCACGTCAGCCAGCCGGTAATCATCTTCGTCGCTCCAGGATGTGAAAATAACCGGCTCCCGGGCCTCGATGTCGTAGGCAACAGCCATGGCCCGGGTCTCCACCGAGGACAGCAGACGATCCCCGAACACATCGGCCAGAGCCACTTCCAACTCCCCGGCATCATAGAGTTCGTCGGCAAGACCGCCCAAAGACTTAAAGCGTTTCTTTAAGGATCGGCTAAAGATGGCTGGGCCTCGTTCCAGGTAAAAATCGGCCATCCTGGCGGCCGGAATGCCGGCGGCAATGCCCAAGGCAATAATGCCGCCGGTTGAGGTTCCCGCGATGAGGTCGAAATGCTTGGCAACGGACTGCCCGGTCCTGGCTTCGAACGCGGCCAGCAGCAGAGCTGCAAGGAGCCCCTTCATGCCGCCGCCGTCGATGGAGAGGATCTTCACGTCACAACCCCTTCGCTTTGAGGGCGGCCACGGCCACGGCGGAACCGGCCTTGGCCAGATAGGCCAGCCACTGTTTCCAGCCGTCCACCTGGGCCTGGGTCTTGGCGTCGGCCGGGACAGCGGGCAACGCTTCCAGCGCCGCGACAACGTTGGACGCTTGGTTTTCAACGGAATCAGCGGACACAGGCGCCATACCGGCGCAACCAACCAAGGAGACAATCAGCAAAACGATCAGAACGAGAGGCGCGAAACGCTTCATGGCGTGGCTCCTTGTTCCGGGGCCTTGGCCTCGGGTTTGGGTTCGAGGCATTCGACCGCCTGCCGCAAAACCGTCGCAACCAAAGGCCCCTTGGCCGTTCCCCGGCCGTAGAGCAGCAACCCGTAAAGAGCTGTGGCCAACGCAGCCAGGAGGCCTGACATATTGAGGGGAACCGAATAGATTGTGCCGTCGATGGCGATGCCGAAGGTATGCGCTCCGCCGGAAGCGACGATGTTCCACAGGGACAGCAGGTACAGCCCCGTGCCGCCGTACTGCGTCTTGGATTTGGCGTAGGCCGCCAGCAATTCCTTAGCGGCCATGGCCTACCTCCACGCCCGCGCCCATGGTCCAGACGTCGATGGGCAGATTGCCGACTGCGATGGTGAATCGGAGTTTGTCCAGATACCGTAGGTCTGCGGACCGCTCCAGGATCAGGACGATCCCGGCCCGCTTGCCCGTGGCGCCGGCGTAGGCCAAGGACTGGCCCACGGCCTCGGCCCACTTGCTGGCGAAATCGAACTCGACGGCATGACTGGCCGTCTCGCAATCCACCCGCAGCCCGTCGCGCGGCCGCGTCTCCAGCTCCCCGCCGGCCTCGGTGCACCAGATGCCCTGGTAGTATTTTTCCAGATGGTCATGCCCAGCCCGGGCCGACTGGCAGGAGAACAGCACCAGCGCCGCGACCAGGGCGACGAGCGCCACGCGCGGCCGGGTGTAGACCCACTCCCAGACCACGCAGGCGCGCCGGGCGGCGCACCCGGGCAACCCCAGATCCTGGAGCCGGCAGAACACATGTAGAGGATTGCAGCGATGGCGCAGCGATTCGAGCAGGTTAGGCACGGGGAAGCCCTCCATCAATGAGAGCGGCAATTTTGAGCGGATACCGGGGATTGGTGTTGTGCGTGGCCGCGTACGGGCCGCCGTTGTAGGCGCGAAGCACGCCTTCCCAGCCGAACGTGCCGAGGTAGCTCTTCGCGTAGGCAGCCAGGTGTTTGCAGCCGATGTCTACGTTGACCACCGGATCATGCAGGGCATTGAGGAACCGTCCCGTGAATCCGCGCTCCCGGGCCACGGCTCCCATGGGCTGCATCAGGCCCCAGGACGCCTGCTGGCCCCACCACTCGGCGTCCGGGTCCACGCCCGGGTAGGCTTTGAAATCCTTGGGCGGCTCCTTGGCCGCCAGTTCGGCGGCGGAGACAGGGCGAAACGGCTTGCCCGACCGGACGTCCCAGAACCAGCGATAGCGCGGCTCAGGATTCCAGGCCCAGATGTTGCCGCCGGATTCGACCTCAATGAGGGGTTGAACGACAAGCGGCGGCAGACCGTACCGGCTGGCCGCTTCGTGCGCGATCTGGAGAATCTGTTCTTCGGTGACGTCGAAAAAGGACATGGCGGCCTCCTTGATTGGCGGCCGCCATGTCCAGGGTCAGGAGAGGGCGTCGTGCGATGGATAACCTACGGGCGGCAACCGTTTCAGCAGGCCAAACCGTACCATGGGTTTTTTCGCCACTTTACCGCAGGAACCAAAGAGAGCCAGAAAGATACCGGAAGGAACCAGAGAGAAGCCAAAAAGAACCAGAAAGGGCATGAAGATTTTTCTTGACAATATTTCGTAGCGTAATCCCTTCACACTGGTATTGCTAATTTCCCTTTTGAATATGATCGTCGCCATTCCAATAGCTCATTCCTATCAGCAATATAAGAAAATCCGTCAAAACGTGCAGGCATTGGAGGGTCTGCTTCCAAATAACGGTAAAACCGTTTACGACCAATGCCCAATGCCTTGCAAATTTCTTCCCGGTTACAAAGCAGGCCTTCTTCCGCCATTTCAATACCCCGCCACAGTATCGGCCGAACCCGACCGGGTTTCCCTGCGTCCGACGGCCGGCTTGCGCTCATCGCAGTAGGCGATGACCCACAGCAGCGCCGCCACGGCCGGAAAATCCTCGATATGCCGCCGGATGTCCCGGCCGGCGTCCTCCACCTGGGCGATCAACTCCTGCCTCCCCATGACCAAGGCCGCGCGGCCAACGATCCGGGCCGTCAGGTAGGGAGCCAGGTCGGCATGGAGCTGCCCCCCGGCCCCCACACCGGGGGCGGACCGCAGGGTGATGCGCGGTCGCCCCTGGCCTGTCAGACGTTCGTTGAACGTCCGCAGCCGTTTGGCGTACGGGTGAAAGGGGTTGCCCACCCAGGCCGTTATCGCCGAGCGGCCGGCCCACTCCCCAACCAGGGGAGCCGCATCCGCCGCCAGCTCCAGGAGGCGTTCAACGTCCGCGTGGGTCTCGTAGTCCACCAGCCGCAGCGTGCGGTAGCCGTCCACGGGATCGGCGGCCACGTCCTCGGCCAGGGCAACCACCGCCCCGGGCGTGGTCCCCTTGGGCCAGCACAGCCCGGCCACCACCCGGGTGAACCGCATTTTGGTCTCCCTGTCCCGAATACGCGTCAGGCCGCTGACTGGTTCGACATAGGCTTCCAGCTTCATTGCAAGTTCATCCCTGCGTAAAAACTGTTGCTGGCAAAATCCGCCGCAATGCCCCAATAGTTCAGCGCATGCCGATAATGATCCGGCCCGAGCTTGACCCAGGTGTAGGTCCTGCTCCCCGTCTCTTCGTCCTCTTCCAGCTTCTTGGCCGTCGCGGCACAGTGGGAAGCGAACACGTCCACCGGGCCGCAATGCCTGGGCAACACCAGCCGCTTTCCGGTCAGGGCTTCATGGGCCGCGTCCATGCTTTCCGTCCGGTTGACCGACACCTGCAATTTTTCCTCGTTCCAGGCGTAAGCCCCCTTCTGGTGCGGGCTGTACCAGTTGAGAAACACCCGCCCCGGGAACCGCGCTGCAAACTCCCGGGCTTTTCGCGTCTCGGGCATCCCGTCGATGACGCACCGCGACACGTTAAACTGCCGCATCAACCCATCCAGCTCCTCGAAATCACGGTACTCGCCAAGGTGGATGATGGTGCCGTCCCTCCGCCCGATGACCACATGCAGCCCCTTGCCCTGGTCCACGCCCATGCAGCACGGCCCCGTGTCCGAGGCGGCAATGCCGTGGGAACCGCACAAGGCCAGCACCTCTTCCTTCGTGATGCGGCAATCCGCCTCGACATACGCCAACCCGAGCTTGTAGTTGTAAAACGCGGACATGCTAAGCGTAGTGCGGTACTGCGACAGGATTTCCGCCGGGGTCACGTACTGCGAAAAAAGCTGGCTGTACTGGTAGCCGCGCCAGTCCGTCACACCGGGTTTGCGCGCCACCCACTCCCCCCGGGCCGGATGCAGCACGCCATCGCGACAGCGCATACACCGCAGCACCACTGTCCCGTCCGTCCGCTCCCACAAAAGGTCCGGCACCCCCCGCTCCCGGGGGGAGGCTGCGGCTTCCCATTCTTCCACCGGATCGGTCCAGCCGCCGCAGGCCGGGCACTTGAGCAGCCAGCGCCGCTGGTCCGTGAGCTGGTACAGGCGGTCAATCCCAAAATCCGGCAGGGTCGGGTTGGACAGGAAATGCTCCCACTTGTGGTCCGAGTGGGCCATGCGCTCCCGGGCCACGGCGTCAATTCCGGCCGGAAACAGGTCAAACTCGTCGTAGATCACGAAGTCCACCGGGTCCGAGCGCAACCCTTCCGTGGACTTCGTTCCGCGAAACAGCAGGTTTTTGCCCCGCACCTGCTTGACGCCGATGGAGTCGGTGTTCTGCACCCACTTGCCCAGGGTATCAGCGTTGCGGTCCACCAGCGGCCCGACGCGGGTCCGCGAGAAGTCGCCCGAGCCCTTGGACGACGGGAACAGGTACAGGATGCCGACAAAGGGCATGAACAGGGCGCACCAGAACGCCCGCAAAATGGCCCGGGTGGTGTTGCCCATCTGGGCGCACTTCATTTCGACTTGGCGGCGATGATCGTCGGAATAGGGCTCCTGCAGACATTCGTGACGGGAGAAAGAGAAGGGGCCCCTATCGAGGACCACCCCTTCCTGACAGGCCCACCCCCCCACCCCACCGGGGGGGGCCTCCGCCGTCGTCTGGACCACCGACTGCACCTTGGTCAGAAAGTCGGTCATGATCGACCGGCTGTCCCGACCGCCCGCGATCCCAGCAGTTCGTCGTCCCCCAGCCATAATCCCTCCTCACACCAGCTCGTAGGCGTAGACTGACCGGATTTCATCCGGCTGGATGCACAGATAGTCGAGGGTTTGGCGCTGCGTGGCGTGGTTGAAGATCGTCATCAGCGTCGGGATGTCCACGCCGTAGGTCACGCGCATGTGATAGCCCCAGGTCTTGCGCAGCGTGTGCGAACCGAAATGGCCGGGCAGGTTGACGGCTTCGCACCAGCCGATAACCATGCGTCGCAGCCAGGACGTCGTCAGGCGGCCCCGTTTGCCCTGAAAGAGCAAATCCGCATCCTGGTATGACCTGGAGGCCAAAAGGCGCTCCACGGCCTCTCTGACGGCCTTGTTGGCGCTGATCCGCCGCAGCTTGTGCTCTTTGATCTCCCGGATCACGTCGCCGTCGTCCGGATCGGCCAGAATGGCTCTGACCTCGCCGACGGTCAGGGCCAGCAGATCCGAAGCCCGCAAGGCGGTGTGGATGCCGACCACGAAGAGCGCATGGTCGCGCGGCCGGCCAGCCAGCAGCCGGGCAATCGTCGCCAGATCCTTTTTGCCCTTGATCGGCCCGACAGCGATCCGCGATCCCTTGGCGGCGTGGTTGTTGCGCGTCATGCGCAGCCCGCTTTTTTCGTCGTCTTTCAATGCTTGTTCTTGCATTACACGACTTTGACCGAGGACCTGGGAACGGGCCATGCCGGGATTTTGCGGGCAACAGGCTGTATTCATTTGCAATCGCCATTTTCCTTTTCGTCGTCTTTTGTATGAAAGACGACGAATCTAATCCGACGCCTTCAGTCCGAAATCGAGGGCATTCTGCGAGGCGTCGAGCGCCAGCAGCTCCTCGACGACCTGCCGGGCCAGATCCGGCGCGGCACGTTGCAAAACTTCCATGACCTTGGCCTGGAACAGCATGCACCGCTCGATGTCGAACTTGGTGCGCTTGATCGTGTTGTCCAGCTCCAGCTGCTTGCGCATCTCGGCCAGGATGGCGATGTAGGCCTGCAAACCATTGCCCTTGCGCCCCACGAGTTGCTCCAGTCGCCCTTTGGCCTGCCAATCGCCCGCAAGGGCCTTCTCGCACAGCTCCGCAAGGGCGGCCGCCTTGTCGGCCAGCAGCGAGAGCTTGGTCAGCGCGTCATGCTGCCGCGACAAAACCTCGGCCTGGATCACCGGCGGCGTCGCAGCCGCGACGCTTCCCTCGCAGCGTTTCTTGACTTTCGAGACGTAGGCCTCGCAAACGCCATGCTCTATGGCCATATGCTTTTGGGACAGGCCTGCTTTCTTACCCTCGAGGTAATCCGCATCGGTGAACTTCGCCATATGGTGAACTCTGCTTTCCTCGTTTGCAAACTCTACTACACCGATTTACTGTACTCAACCCGTAAATATTGACCAGCATTCACCCATTTTTGTAGTCAAGGAGGCATTGACTTCACCACTACATTGGAAACTGCATGCTGCACTCGGCTTTTCTTCTTCAACTCTTCCCAGGCTTCAGCGCTCATCCCTTGCCCTATGCCATCAACGCTGCATTGGGCTTGTGCTTCCAGTTCCTTTGCCGCTTGGTCAACGATCTGTCCAAAGTTCTCAAAGAACGCTTTCGGTGAAAGGATTCGTGAGCGCCAAAACGAATCCTGCAGGGCAAACCGGGTTGCCCGCTCGATGTCTTCGACGGTTTGCCCATCGTCGAGGAGCCCCTGCAGCATCGCCGGCCATTTGTCCGGACTTTTCGGCCTGGCTTTTGGCCGGCTCTCGGACATGAGGGCGAAAATGATTTCTCTCGCTCTCTCCCCATCCGGTGGGTGAGAGAGAGCTAAAGGAGCAGGAGAAGGAGCAGGAGAAGGGGCATTGCTAAACGATGCTTGGGGCAATGCTTCGGGCATGCTCGGAGCATTTTTCTCTTTTGTGCCCCATCGCGCCTGTGCTGCCTTCCTCGCCTTTTCTGTACGTTTTTCCGCATGGATAGCGTAGCCCTGGTGATCTTCCCAATCGTGCAGGGCGTAGACGCCGTCCTTGTCCTGGTCGAGAAAACCGCAGAGATGGAGCGCCGAGACGAATTTTTCCGGCTCATCCTCCCATCCAGCCTCGAGTGCGATGTCCGTGGCATCCATTCCATGAAGGATTCCATCAGGATGGTTCATGGCCGTGGAAATCCACAGGTCAAGGAGATAGTCGGTTGAGTCCGGGCCGAGCATCATTCGCAAGCGTTTCCGCTTTCGGTGACCCTTGAAGGAAACGGCGATTCGAATGTCCGTGTTCATACGAAATTCCTGGCGCATTCATGCGTTAGCATTGCTCAAATCCAAAACGAGCATTGCTTGATTATGCTTGGAGCATAACTTCCCGTAATAGCATCATGTTCTGAAAAAGCCGTCCTCTTGCCGCCATAGCCTACAAACGGTCATCCTGCTCAAATCGCACATTTTTTCTATTGAACGCGACCGGCACGTCGCCGGTCATGGAGTTGCGGCTTTTGGCCACGGTCAACTGCGTGAACTGGACATCCTCGCGCCCCGAACGGTCCCAGGGCTGGATCAGGAGGATGATATCCGCGTCCTGCTCGATGGCTCCGGACTCCCGGAGGTCGGATTCCACGAGTTTCGGCGACTTTCGCTTGGCCACCTCGCGGTTCACCTGGGCCAGCAGCACAACCGGCACGGCCAGATCCTCGGCCATCAGCTTGACTGACCGCGAGATCGCCGCGATTTCCTGTTCCCGGTTCTGGTGGTGGCCATCGGGCGGGATGAGCTGGGCATAATCGATAAACACGATGTCCAGGCCGCTCTCTTGCCGCCAGCGCCGGCAGGCCGCCCGGATGTCGGACGGTTTGCGCGCCGGCTTGTCATAGATGCGAAGCGGCATCTGCTTCATGCGCTGGCAGTGGTCGTAGATCCTGGACCAGTCCTCATCGGAAAATTTGCCGTCCCGGAAGCGTTGGGCCGCCACCCCGGCCCCAGAGGAAAACATGCGGTTCAGCAACTGGTGCCTGCCCATCTCCAGGGAGAAAATCCCGGTCGGATGCCCAAGCCCGACCGCGTGTTCGGCAAAGGTCAGGGCCAGGGCTGTCTTGCCGTGGCTTGGCCGGGCCCCGACGACAATCATTTCCCCGGGCATGAACGAGCGTATAAGCCCGTTGAGCTTCCAAAACGGCGTGGAAACGCCGCCTCCGCCCGACTCTTCGAGCTTCTCCAGGTACGCTGTGTATGGGTCCAGAAATTCATCCGGCGTCTCGCCGTGGGTATCCAGCCGGTCCTTGAGCACCGCATCGGACGCCGTCTGGGCAATGGACACAAACTCGGCCGGATCACGCTCCGGATCGTAGGCAATTTCGATGATGCGCCGGCCCATGACCGCCATTGACCGGCGCTTGGACATGGCCCGCATGATGCCGGCATGGTGCAGGGTGTTGGCGGCCGAAAGGATGCAGCCGGCCAGTTCGCCCAGATAGGCCGGCCCGCCGGCTTTATCGAGCTGCCCGGCGGCAGTCAGCGCGGCAGCCAGCGTGATCAGGTCCACCGGCTTGTTTTCGCGCCACAGCGTCCCCATAGCCTCCCAGATCACCTGGTGGCGGGGATCGTAAAAATCCACACGGCGCAGCTCGATCCCCAGTTTGTCCAGGATCGATGGTTTGATGAGCACCCCGCCAAGCACGGCCTGCTCGGCATCAAGGTTGTGCGGCGGCACATTGCGCAGCAACATCCCTGTCAGGTCTGCCGGCCCGGATTCAGGGCGCCGGTTTCGTGGCGTGGCCATACGCTCCCCCTTCGCTATCCCGCCCCGGCCGGCCCAAAAGCCACCGGCCGGGGCGGAAACTCCCTGCTAATGCACGGTGCCGCCCTTCCTGCCTTTAGGCGTGGCGGCTTTCTTGTCCCGTTCCTTGTCCCAACGTGCCCGGGCCGCTTTTGCGGCTTTGGCGGAGCGAGCTGCGGCATCGGCCGGACTGCCCAGACCGACAGCCAGGGCAGTTTGGACGGCTGCCAGCGTCCGGCCGCGCACTTGGCCCACGTCCTCGGCGACCCGCCCGAGCATGTCGCTGCTGCTTTGGGCGATGTCCCTCAGCGCGCCGGCCATGCTTCTGGAAAATGCGTCGGCGTCGCGGGTGAAGGCCAGGGTGTTGAGCACCACGGCCATGTCCTTGAAAAAAGCGACGTTGGCCCGGATGCGGGCTAGTTCGCCTTCCAGGATGAGCAATGGGCTTTCGGCGGGATGAGATTCGGCATGTGACGGCAAGGAACCGGAAACGGCAGCCTTGGCCCGGCGTTCGCAGTCGATGAAATACCGCCGGGCCTGCCGTCCCTTGTCGGTTTTTTCGACCATAGCCAGCTCTTTGGCCATGTCGATGGACAGGTGGTAGTCGACTTGGTTCTGACCGCCACGGCCCTGTTTGCTACTCAGCTTTGAGTAGCAAAAGTCCTTGTCCGGTTCGAAGCCATACTCTTCAACGCGACGTGTGATCCAATCGTTAAACCTGGTTTCAACGGCCAGAAACGCGTGCAGATCACGGGCATTGATCGTCTGGACGACTTCGCCGGCCAGCTGGCCGGAGTGGATGGGGATGAGTCTGGTCATGATGCACCTCGTACTGTTGGGATTTGGGCACGAAAAAAGGCGACGGCATGACGCTCCCCTGCAGTACGCAGCCGGGGCCTCGCGGACACCCGGACGTCATGCCGCCGCCAATACGAGCCCTTCCCCAAAGGGGAGGCGCATGGGCGACGAAACAATAAATCCCGCTCTTTCGCTGCCCCCTGGGAAGGGACGGCGGTGGCGGCAGGACGCCACGTACTGTAGGGACCCCGATAATGCCCGAGCCAGGCCGAGGGCGTCAAGGACCCACCCTTGACAATACACACTCCAGTGCGCATTAATTCGCCATGAACAGCGTGGAACTGATTCGGTTGCTCGAAGAGGCAGGGTTCAGACTGGTGAGCATTCGTGGCAGCCACCACAAATACCGCCATCCCGACGGCCGCGTCACCATAGTTCCACACCCGAAAAAGGACCTGGGGACGGGCTTGGTGCGTAAAATCTTGCGCAAGGACGCCAAGCTCATCGAATAGGAGGCAATCATGTATTTTCCCGCCGCCGTCTTCATTGAGGAAGGCAAGGCCTACGGAGTGACCCTGCCGGACATCCCCGGCTGCAACACCGCCGGCGACACCCTGGAAGAAGCTCTTGCCAACACCCAGGAAGCTGTCGAACTCATTCTTGAAGACGCTTCCGAGAAGCCGGCTCCCAGCAGCCTGGAGCACTACAAGGACGATCCGGTTTACAAGGACGCCGTGTGGGCCTTGGTCAATGTGGATCTCGGGTTCATGGATGAGCGCACGGTCCGGGTGAACATCACGGTTCCCGCCGGAACACTTGAGGAAATCGACCGCGCCGCCAAAGGACGCGGCCTCAACCGCTCCGCTTTCCTGGTCCGCGCCGCCCGGCGTGAAATGGCCTGCCAATAGCCGATATGCCATCCCCAACAGGACACTCGTTGCCGACTCGACAAATCGGGTGCAGGCCGTAGCGCCAGGGCCAAAACGATGAACGCCATGACTTACAAGGGCTTCACCGGATATTTTGATTTCATTCCCGGCGACGATGAATTCCACGGCCAGGTGATAGGCACCCGGGATGTGATTCATTTCTCCGGCCGCTCGGTCGAAGAACTGCGGCAAGCCCTGGCCGATTCCGTGGAGGATTATCTGGGCTTGTGCGCCCAGGCAGGCAGACCCCCTGAAACGCCCTGCTCCGGGCAATTCCGGCTGCGTCTGTCTCCGGAAATCCATCGACTTCTGGCCGTCGCCGCCAAGGCCAAAGGCAAAAGCCTCAACGAATTCGTGGTCGATGCAGCCGAAAGGGCGGCGCGGGATGCCGTGCTGTGATTTTTGGCGGGTTCTCCTGTAGGGTATCCACATGGACACCGTGACCATCCCCTTCGAAGTCGCCGAACTGCACCTTGACGGGGCCAGTCTCATCCAGGCATGGCGCGAATACCTGGGGCTGAGCCAGGATGAAGTCGCCCAGCGGCTGAGAGTCCCCGTCTCGGCCTTTGCCCAGATGGAAGCCCCTGATGCGCTTTCCGATGTGGCGAACCTCTTAAAAATCGCAGAAGCCTTAGGCGTGGAGTGGCAACAGCTGCAGGTCGAATAAGCGTGCTGGCGGGGGCAACCTATGTTGGAAATCACAAAAACCTTCCGCGCTGACGGATTCGTAGTGGTCAGTGTCGTAGTTCCAGCAGATCGGGTCGACGACGTAGTGCGCGCAATCGAAGAAGCTTTAGAGCCGAACATTCCGGCCGAAGAGGTTTTTGCCGACTCGACGCCGGGGAAAGTTCTTTCCGGTGCACGGGGATTGCGGGAAATGACCCAGGCCCAGCTCGCCTCCGCAGTCGGTGTGCACAAGTCCCATATTTCCGAGATGGAACGCGGCAAGCGCCCAATTGGCAAGGAAATGGCCAAGCGACTGGGGAAAGCCCTGAACATGAACTGGCGGATTTTTCTGTAG